CGTTCGGGTTCTTATTTTAATCTTACTGCTCTTACTACCACGCCAGATGCGGGGGTGACAGCAACCATTACTGACATTGGTGGGGGAAAGCGTAGATGCTCTATAAGCCAGACAGTCGGTTCTACAGCCACACGCTTTCCTGCAATTTTTACAGCTGCTGCTGGGAGCATAACCACGGTAGGGACGGGCGTTGAAGGTATCATTGTTCACAACTCTCAACTAGAGTTAGGCTCCACCGCCACAGCCTACCAGAAAGTCACCACGCAATACGATGTGACCGAAGCTGGGGTGCAGTCCCTGTCTTACCTATCCTTCGACGGTGCTGCTACCTTCATGGTCACAAATACGATCACGCCAGCTATCGACAAGGCTCAGATTTTTGCTGGGGTGCAGAAGCTGAGTGATGCTGGCCAAAGAGTTGTTGCTGAGATGTCTGCGACTATTGCATCAAACGCAGGCGCTTTTGCTCTTACTGCTCCAAATAGTGCCGCCGCAAACTACAACTTCAGTAGTAAAGGCACAATACAGACAGATAATGTGGTCACAACTTACACAGCCCCAATAACGAGTGTTTTAAGTGGTCTTGGGGACATTGCTGGGGCATCAAACTTAATCCGTGTAAATGGTACACAGATTGGCTCAACGCTTACTACACAAGGCACAGGCAATTACCTAGCCTACCCACTCTATATCGGCAGACGCGCAGGAACTACGCTGCCATTACACGGCCAGATTTATTCTCTGATCGTCCGCTTTGGGGCTAACCTGACCACTGATACGATCACATCGACTGAGACTTACGTTGGCGACAAGACGGGGATCAACATCCTTAACAACATCTCCCCTACGATATTCGCTAGAGACAACACTGCGGTGCTTGACCGCTTCAACGCAATAATTGAACGGAGGGCCGTGTAATGGCTTACATATACGACATCGCTGACACATGGAATGCCTCTGGCACTACCTTCACTGCCATCAAGATGAACGTGACTGATACAGCTTCTGCTGCTGGCTCCCTGCTGATGGACTTGCAGGTTGGTGGGGCGAGTAAGTTTAGTGTGAGAAAAGACGGAGTTTTGCTAGTAAATAACTCAGGTATAGGTAGCGGCATATCTGCAAACGGTAACACAGGTAGCGAATTCAACATTTCTACAACATCTGGTAGGCTGCGAATTCAAGGAGACCTTGTTTCTGCATACTCAGGGGTTTTTCAGTTACAAAGCACGGCTGTTTTGGGGTGGGACGGGTCTGGCGACAATAGACTCGGCTCTTCAGACCTTATTCTCCGCCGAGACGCAGCCAACACCCTCGCCCAACGTAATGGTGTGAATGCGCAGACCCAACGCCTCTATGGCACATACACTGACGCCTCAAACTACCGCCGTCTGACCAGGACCATGAGCACTGGCGGTGTGGCTGAGATTAAGCCTGAAGGCGCAGGCACTGGGGCATCTGGTAACGTGTTGCATATCTCTGGACTGCCGACATCAAATCCTGGCGCTGGCATTTTGTGGAATAACCTTGGCACTGTTGTAGTAGGAACGTAACATGATTAAACTTGAACTCACTGAGCATGAAATCCAAGCCCTCGCGGGGTTACTGGATGCTGGCGTAAAGGCACTAGGTCTTCGCGCAGTAAAAGATGCCGCAACGCTTCTGGATAAACTAGAGGCAGCAACTCAATCACAGGAGCCTGCAAATGACTGATTACACTGTTACCATCGTTGCTGACTACGTGCAGCCCACCACTGAGATTGCCACTGACGATGACTATGTGGACATGGTTATGAACATGGCAGCTTTGTCTTACATGGCTCAGTATGGTGTCGCTACCCCAGAGGAAGGTATCTCTGCTGCTCGTGCTGCATTTAACTCTGGCATCCCTCCAGTAACTGAGTAAGCTATGAGGATTACAGCAGCAGCACCTGAAGCCCTGACCTACGAGTGCAATCAGTTGGCGATGTGCCTTGCCTACAGCATAGCTGACGGGGAAACCTATGTCGGCCTCAACTGGCAGGACAGCAACGGGAACCTATACTCAGCAGCATCATGGGAAGCCTCAGAGGCATGGGTAGGGGGCGCGACACAGCCTCTTGTCAGACCCGCATGGGATGTTGACGAGGTTATCGACATGGATGCAGCAGCAACCGCTCAGGCTGCTCTGGTGTTCTCGTTGGAGACTGTAGCAGCAATGCCTGACAAGCTGACAGCCTTGGGTGGACCTGATGCAGTAGTAGCTCTAGCCGCAATGGGCCTAACCCCGAAGGAGTCTCTGAATGGCTAAGCCAACTACAAAAGCACAGGCCAAGATCGCTAAGGTTATGGCTGAGTTCAAGGACAAGAAGTTACACTCTGGCATTGACCCTAAGGGGCCAAAGAAAGCACGAGTTGTGAAGAGTCGTCAACAAGCAATCGCTATCGCATTAAGCGAAGCAGGCAAACTCAAAGGGAAGAAATAGACATGATGTATGGTAAAGACAAAGCTATGGGTATGGCTAAAGGCGGAATGTCGGCTAAGGCTAAGCCTATGGCTAAGGGCGGTATGGTTAAGCCTGCTGCTAAGATGGCCAAGGGTGGCATGGTTAAGAAGGGAAAGAAATAATTATGGCTACCTTCAAGGAAACATTCGCTGCAAAGCGTAAAGAGTTGGGTGCAGGTAAAACCTTTACTTGGAACGGTAAGTCCTACACTACGGACTATGCTACGGATAAAAAGTCTGCTCCAACTGCAAGTGACAAACCCAAGGCTAAGCCCGCTGGTTTGAACCCACAGTCTGGTGCTGCTCAGTCAGGTACTGCAGGTAAGGTAAAACCTTTTACTAAACCCTCTGGCTTTAAGGGTAAGTTTAATGACCCTAAGAGTGGGTACACTTATCAGAACCTGCCCGGAAAAGGCAGAGATACTCCAAAGGTTGCTCCAGCTACCTCTGGCGCTTCACGTAGCACTGCTGGTAAGGTTGCACCTAAGATGAGCATGATGGATAAAGCCAAGGCTGATGCTACTGCTGCTCGTGATAAAGCCAAAGCATCTAACAAACCTAAGACACCTGCTACCCCAGCTAAGTCTGATGCTGCATACACCTCTAAGATTGGCCCAAAGAGAGAAACTACCTTTGAGCGCATGAAGCGGGCCTTGACTACCAAGGGTGGATTCTCGAAGTTCAAAGGTTAAGTAATGGCCCTAGTATCTTCTGGTAAAGCTGCAAGAACTCGCAGTACATATGTAAGCTGCACGGTTAAGGATCAGGTGTACACTCTATACACTTGCCCAGCTAACTGTGTGGCTGAAATGTCCATGCTGCTTCTTGCTGGTGTGGTTGGTTCTCCTGACGTAGACGTACTATGGAACACTTCTATGGATGATGGTCATTGTCATATCTTTGGTGACAAGAACATTGGTGTAGGTCAGTATGTCCTTCTGACGGGAGCTACCTTAGTGCTTGCAGCAGGGGATACTCTTACGGTTAAGGCTAAGGTTCAGAACAATCCCCATCTGGATGCTTCTTGTACCGTGACCGAAACATTTATTCCGATTGGATAAGAAGATGGCTAGGGAACTTACAGATAATCAACAGCGTTTTCTCTCCGTGCTTTTTGATGAGGCACGGGGGGATTTTGTTCAAGCTAAGAAGCTGGCTGGCTACAGCGACAACTACTCGACCAAAGAGATTGTGAATAGTCTTGAGGATGAGATCGCTGACCTTACCAAGAAGTTTATTGCTCATGTGGGTGTCAAGGCTGCATTCAGTATGTTCGAGATTATGCAAGACCCCACTGCTCTTGGTAACAAAGAGAAGATGACTGCAGCCAAGGATATCCTAGACCGTGGTGGCTTCAAGGCCAAGGATGAGATCAAGGTTGAGACTGATACACCATTGTTTATCCTGCCCGCTAAAAGCAGTGATTGACAAACATAATAATATCTAGTATAAGTCACACATGGCAAAGATCAAAAGAGAATGGAAGCTACCTAAGCCCACAGATCATGGTGACCACTTCGAGTGGAAGCCAGTTGTTCGCATAGGTAGACAAGTACCCTTTGGGTATGTAGAAGATACTGAAGATAAGGATGTGCTGCTTCCTGTAGTCAAGGAACTGGAACTCCTAGAGCAAGCAAAGAAACACCTTAAGCGTTACTCCTATCGTGCAGTAGCAGCTTGGCTTAGTGAGCAGAGTGGCAGAGTTATCTCTCACGTTGGTCTGTATAAGAGGATTAAACTTGAGTACAAGCGTAAGACAGAAGCTGCAACACACAGATACTTCGCCCAAAGGTATCAAGAAGCCATTGCGAAAGCCGAAAAGCTCGAAGCCAGAGTTGGAGGAGCAGCCACAAGAGATCAAGCTGACAGTTCCAGCCCAACCGAAGCCAGCACCGATTGACGTAAAGAAAGCCAGAGAGGTTATCTTTAAGCCTAACGATGGGCCACAGACAGCCTTTCTTTCTGCTGATGAACAAGAAGTTCTCTATGGTGGTGCTGCTGGTGGCGGTAAGTCCTACGCAATGTTGGCAGACCCAGTACGCTACCTGAACAACGAACATGCTAAGATGCTCTTGGTACGTAAGTCTACGGAAGAACTTCGAGAACTTATCTCAGTTTCCAAAGTGTTGTATCCCAAGGCTATTCCCGGAATTAAGTTTCTAGAACGAGAGAAGACTTGGGTAGCCCCCTCAGGTGCAACACTCTGGATGAGCTACCTTGATGCAGATGATGACGTTACTCGTTACCAAGGTCAAGCATATAATTGGATTGGCTTCGACGAACTGACCCAGTGGGCTAGTCCCTTTGCTTGGAACTATATGCGTTCTCGTCTGCGTACTACCAAAGCGAGTGGCTTAAAGCTATACCAAAGAGCTACCACTAACCCCGGTGGTGCTGGACATAGCTGGGTGAAGAAAGCCTTCATTGACCCTGCAAAACCCAACAAGGCATTCTGGGCGATTGACCCAGATACAGGTGAAACACTAACGTGGCCTCATGGTCATGTCCGTGCTGGTGAGCCACTGTTCCAACGTAGGTTTATTCCTGCAACTCTTTATGATAACCCATACCTTGCTGAAGATGGGATGTATGAAGCTAACCTTATGTCCCTGCCTGAGTACCAGCGTAAGCAACTACTCGAAGGTAACTGGGATGTAGCAGAGGGTGCAGCCTTCGCAGAGTTCAACCGCAGACTACACACCATTGAGCCATTTGATATCCCTAGTAACTGGCCCAGATTCCGTGCAGCAGACTATGGTTACAGTTCCTACAGTGGTATCTTGTGGTTTGCCATTGCACCTAGCGGACAGTTGGTAGTCTACAGAGAACTCTACGTGTCTAAGGTTCTTGCAGAAGACCTAGCTGACCAGATACTGGGACTAGAGTATGGAGAGAGGATACGTTATGGAGTGCTTGACTCTTCCCTCTGGCACAAGCGTGGTGATACTGGTCCAAGCATTGCAGAACGTATGATCCTCAAGGGGTGTCGTTGGCGTCCAGCAGATAGAAGCAAGGGGTCACGTATTGCTGGTAAGAACGAGATACACAGGCTGTTACAAGTTGATGACTACACTGGTGAACCCCGTATGGTATTCTTCAACACATGCAGAAACCTGATCTCTCAGCTACCCTCTATCCCACTCAGCAAGTCAAACTCTGAGGATGTCGATACGCACTCTGAGGACCACCTGTATGACGCCCTACGGTACGGTGTCCAGACTCGCCCAAGCACTGGTATGTTTGACTCTGACAACAACACAAACAATGGTCATCAAATTTCTGACCCACTCTTTGGTTACTGACCTATATAGGATATGAAGATGAAAGAAGATACACTCTCTACCGATAGCACAAAGATGCTGGCTGTTGAAGACACCTCTGGTGATACTCCTACAGATAAGGCTGCGGGTAATATCGTATCCTATGTCACGGAGCGTTTTAATAAAGCTGATACCGCACGACAGACAGAAGAGAATCGTTGGATCACTGCTTATCGAAATTATCGTGGCCTGTACAGCCCAGAGGTACAGTTTACCAACACTGAGAAGTCACGAGTATTCGTTAAGGTTACAAAGACTAAGGTTCTTGCTGCCTATGGTCAGATGTCAGAAGTACTCTTTGGTAATGGTAAGTTTCCTATTGTTATTGACCCAACTACTTTGCCTGAGGGTGTGGTTGAGTCAGTTCATATTGAAACCAATGATGATGTTAAGAAGGCTGAGAAGGCTGCTGGCATTGAGCCACTACTTCCCGGAGAAACCATGCAAGACTACCGTGAGCGTCTGGGTAGCCTGAAGAAAGACCTTGAGCCGATTGAGGATATTCGTCCCGGCCCCGGAATGACCCCCACACAGATCACCTTTGAACCTGCTATGATTGCAGCTAAGAAGATGGAAAAGAAAATCCACGATCAGTTGGAGGAATCCTCTGCGAATAAGCATCTGCGTTCTACTGCACTAGAGTGCGCTTTGTTTGGCACAGGTATTATGAAGGGTCCATTTGCTGTTGACAAGGAATACCCCAAGTGGGATGATCAGGGTACTTACTCCCCTATCATTAAGACTGTCCCAATGGTGTCTAATGTGTCCGTGTGGAACTTCTACCCAGACCCAGATGCACACAGCATGGAAGAAGCTGAGTATGTCATTGAGCGTCACAAGATGTCCTACAGCGAAGTCCGCAAGCTGGCTACTCGTCCCTTCTTCCGTGACAATGAGATTAAGATTGCCCTTAAGAGTGGCCCTAACTACACCAAAGAGTGGTGGGAGCAGGCTATGGAAGACGACACACAGCAGATCAACACGGAACGCTTTGAAGTCCTAGAGTTCTGGGGCAACATTGAGAGAACCACGCTGGAAGCTCACGAGGTTGACATCCCTATAGAGCTTAAGGGTAAAGAAAACATTGCGGTAAACATCTGGCTGTGCAACGGGCGTATCCTACGCTTGGTCCTTAATCCATTTACCCCAACACTAATCCCATTCTATGTAGTTCCCTATGAAGTGAACCCATACTCCATGTGGGGCATCGGTATTGCTGAGAACATGGACGACACGCAGACCCTGATGAACGGCTTCATGCGTATGGCTGTGGATAATGCTGCACTCAGCGGTAACTTGCTGATTGAGATTGATGAGACTAACCTAGTTCCCGGACAAGACCTTGCAGTATACCCCGGAAAAGTCTTTCGTCGTCAAGGTGGAGCGCCCGGACAGGCTATCTTTGGCACAAAGTTCCCTAACGTGTCCAACGAGAATATGCAAATGTTTGACAAGGCTCGTGTCCTTGCAGATGAGTCTACTGGTTTCCCATCGTTTGCTTATGGTCAGACTGGTATCTCTGGTGTAGGTCGTACTGCTTCTGGTATCTCTATGCTTATGTCTGCAGCTAACGGTTCGATCCGTACTGTGGTCAAGAACATTGACGACTACCTTCTGGCTCCACTGGGCAAGGCTTTGTTCAGCTTCAACATGCAGTTTGACTTTGATCCTGAGATTAAAGGTGACCTAGAAGTTAAGGCTGCTGGTACTGAGTCACTGATGGCTAATGAAGTACGTTCGCAGCGCCTGATGCAGTTCCTTGGTGTGGTTCAGAACCCAATCCTTGCACCTTTCGCTCGTCTGGACTACATTGTTCGTGAGATTGCCAAGTCAATGGAGCTTGACCCAGACAAGGTTGCTAACTCAATGCAACGTGCAGCCATTCAGGCTGAAATCCTCAAGACGTTCCAAGCAGCACAGCCTCAGCAACCACAAGCCCCACAGGCTCCAGCAGGAGTGCAGGCACAGGACACCACTGGCTCTGGTGGCGGTAACATTGGGACTGGCTCTGTGCCACTGCCTAATGAGCAGGGGTTTAGTGCCAACACTGGTGGAGGTATGCAGTGAGTCTCAAGCTCCTTGTAAATGATCCAAAGCTGTGGCCTGAGTTCCTTACAGAACTTGACACAATGATTCAACTGTGCTATAAAACTCTAGAGCAGGTTAAAGACCCTGTTGAAATCTATCGCGCTCAGGGTGAGTTACTAGCACTACGCAAATTACAAAAACTTCGTGATAAAGTTAACGCAGGAGAATGATGTGGACGAGCTAATGCAAGAAGGTGGGATGGCTGATGATGGCATGTCTCAAGAACCTGTCACAGGTAACGATATCCCGCCCGGAGCTTTGGCTTCTGAGGTTCGTGATGATGTAGACGCCAAGCTGTCTGACGGCGAGTATGTCGTTTCAGCAGACGTAGTGCGATACTTTGGTGTCAGCTTCTTTGAGGGTCTTCGGAATAAAGCCAAAGAGGGTCTTGCTGAGATGGAAGCCAATGGTCGCATTGGTGGCACACCCGTAGACGCACAGGGTGTACCCCTAGAAGACAGCATGGATGATCTTAGCCCCGAAGAGGAGCAGATGCTTCAACAGGCTCTAGGGTCCACTGGGATGGCTGAGGGTGGCGATGTGGTAGGCTTTGACCGCACACAGTTTAACCTGACCCCTTCTGCTCCAAGTAGCTTGACTACAAGCTCTAACATTGAGACACGCCAATACTTCAACCCTTCTACTGGTGAAAAGCAGTCTATTCAGTTCAGGGATGGCATAGCTATTAGTGCTATCCCTGCAGGGTTTGTTCCTTGGTCACAGACCTTGGAGGACACCTACAAATCAACTAAACCTCGGAAGTCCTCTGGTAGTTCTTCTTCAGATATAACACCAACTACTTCTACTGGTGAAGGTTCTGGCCTCTTTAACTACACAAAATGGGCAGACAAAAACTATGATGCTATCAATGGTAATCCCTACGAGTTCGGGATGAAAGCACTTGACGACACATCAGGTAATCTTGGTGCTAAGGGCTTGAGTATCCTTGGCCTAGCTTCTGGTATCTTCCCCCTAGCTGCTGCAGGCGGTGTTCTCTCTGCTTCCAACAAACTGCAAAATATTGCAGAGGCTAATGCTGCTCTTAAGATTATGGAGTCAAGGGGTCTGGTTGAGAGTCCTGAGTATAAATCTTTGGCCACTAAAATCAATGCTTACGTAGAGGACTTGCCCGCCCTTCAACAGGGTCTTGTGGCAAATAAAGTTGCAGCTACAGCCAATCAATATACTAAAGCCTTGGAAGCAAAAGCTGGGACTGCCCCTGTTTCCGCCACAGCTACTCCATCAGCTAACCCTACCTCAGCTACCCCTGCTCCAGCAAAGGCTCCCACAACAGCTAAGACAGCAACTCGTGTAGCTGTACCCAACGCCACTCCAACAAGCCTTGCTCCAGCTACAAGCCCTAAGCCAGTAGCTCGTCCTGCCTCGGTTACAACTACAGCTAAGCCTGTGGTCAATACTGTCAGACCTGATCTTCCCACCAAAACTGTAGCTAAACCTGTAGCTAAAGTATCTCAAGCCGCACGAGCAGGGTTTGAGGATGGTGGACTTGTAACTAAACCAAAGAAGACTACCCCCAAGTCAAAAGGTCTTGGCGGAAAACAATAAGGCAACTCAGCTTTGGCTGACCCCACTATAAGGATAACACATGGCTATTACTCAAGTTTACGTAGACCCTAACTCTTCCAATCGGCGTAACCGTCAGCGTATTGCTGATGCAGAGCAGGAACTGAACGACATGATGCAGGGTAAAGAACCTGCAGAAGAGGAACCTGTAAAACCTGCTGTAGAGGTTGAGGCAGAACCTACAGACCCAGAAGAGCGTTCCTTCAAGAAACGTTATGGTGATCTTCGTCGTCATATGTCTGAGAAGGAGAAGGAGTGGGAGAAGAAGTTAGAGTCGCTAAAAGCTCAGCCCACGAACCAGACGATCCTTCCTCCTAAATCTGATGAGGATATTGCAGAGTGGTCACGTAAGTATCCTGATGTAGCTTCCATCGTGGAGACTATCGCAGAGAAGAAGGCCAATGAGAAGCTCTCTAAGTATGAACGTCAGTTCACTGAGTATGAACAACTAACCACTGAGACTGCTCGTAACAAAGCACTGAATGCAATCCGTGAGAGTCACCCTGACTTTGATGATCTGCGTAAATCTGATGCTTTCCACAACTGGGCAGATGAACAACCTAAGTGGGTACAGGATGTACTCTATGAGAATGAAGAAGATGCTCGTGCAGTTGTGCGTGTCATTGACCTCTATAAAGTAGACAAGGGTTTGAATCCTGCTGCAAAGAAGGCCAGCGCTAAGGAAGCTGCTTCTTCTGTCAAGACAAAGAATACCAATGGTGTTGATCTTGATGGTGGCACTGACACTATCCGTGAGTCTGAGGTAGCCAAGATGAACATGGACACCTTCGCTAAGATGGAGAAGCGTATTCAAGCTGCAATGCAGGCTGGTACATTTGTCTATGATATGACTGGCGGCGCAAGATAATCCTTGACATCTAAGACAAACTTCGTATAACTAGAGCAAGTAGCATCGGCCTCTCCCTGTAGACACCCTAAGCTACTTGCTTCCCCCCAAGTCTAAACTATAAATAAGACCCACCTGACAAGTACAGGCCCGTCTCTCAATGGTAGATCAACCTAAAGAGAAGATGCACCCTAGGAAAGACTCAGCCTCTTATAGCTCTGTTTAGCTTCTTATCAAAGCCAAATATCATAGGAGTATTTCTCATGGCTTTCCCAGTCTCTAATAACTATGGCAACTTGCCTAATGGTAACTTCTCTTCGGTTATCTATTCTAAGAAAGTCCAACTTGCTTTCCGTAAGGCAACCATTGTTGGCGACATTACCAATTCTGATTACTTCGGTGAGATCGCTGCTCAGGGTGACACCGTGCGTATCATCAAAGAGCCAGAGATTTCTGTCTCGTCTTATACCCGTGGTACTCAGGTACAGGCACAAGACCTGCAGGATGCTGACTTCTCGTTGGTGATCGACAAAGCTAACTACTTTGCATTCAAGATCGACGACATTGAAGAAGCTCACTCGCATGTCAACTTCATGGACTTGGCTACCAACCGTGCGGCTTACCGTTTGGCTGACCAGCATGACCAAGAAGTTCTGGGCTACCTGTCGGGCTACAAGCAGTCGGCTCTTCACGCGAATGCTGCTGCTGTCAATGATCAAGTGAACGGCACTAAGGCTATCACGACTGCTGGTTCTGACGAACTGTTGACCACGATGAAGCTCCGCAAGGACAGCTTCGGCAACATCACGACTTCAGGTAAAGCTGACCACTCGATTCCTGTGGCTGCTCGTCTGCCCGGTGCTACTGCTCTGCCTACTGAGTATGTGTCGCCTGTCATGCTGATCAACCGTATGGGTCGTCTGCTGGACCAACAGAATGTTGACAAGGCTGGTCGTTGGATCGTGATTGATCCAGTGCTGATGGAAGTCCTGATGGATGAAGACTCGCGTTTCCTGAATGCTGACTACGGTGATTCGGGCGCACTGCGTAACGGTCTGGCTCTGTCGAACTGGAACGGCTTCCGTGTGTATGTCTCGAACAACCTGCCTTCGGTTGGTACGGGTGCTGGTACGACTGGTGTTGCAAACCAGAATGCTAACTACGGTGTGATCGTTGCTGGACATGACTCGGCTGTTGCTACCGCTGAGCAGATCAACAAGACCGAAACCTACCGTGACCAAGACTCGTTCGCGGACATCATCCGTGGTATGCACTTGTATGGTCGTAAGATTCTACGTCCAGAAGCTATTGCCACAGCAAAGTACAACCTAGCCTAGTAAGTGGTTGATTCTAAAGAGTATCCCTTCGGGGTTACTCACTAACTCCGCCATATATCTAGGAAAGGATTATAAAATGGCTCTCTCGCAATCCCTCCGTAACCGTGCTGTGCTTGTCGAAAAGTACGTGACGCTGGCTACTGCTTCTGGTACTGTTGTCGGTCCTACTGTTCAGGCTGGCACTGTTGTTCTGTCTGCTGGTGTAGAAGTTCTGACGGCAGTCCCTACTGTAACCACCTACACGGTTGCTGCTTCGGACGGCACGACGACCTTCATGGCTGCTACTTCGATTAGTGCTGCTGCTGCTAACACGATCAAGGCTGGCGTTACCCCCGGCTTTATCGCTGCTGCTGACACTGTTGACGCTGTGCTGGTTATCTCAGGTACTCCGGGCGCTATCCCTGCTCGTATCTGGGCTGTCATTGTCAATGTTGATGACTCGGTATTCCCTGCCGCAGAAGTTGACCGCGACACTCTGGCTTAATTAGCTTAGGCTAACAAGGAGTATCCCTTAACGGGGGTACTCTTTTAACTTTCTGATAACCCCTGAGGGAATATAAGTAATGTCTGCATATAATTTCCTAGGTTTAGTCAACGATGTGAATCGTCGTGCTAATGAAGTAGAACTAACTTCTGCCACATTTGCAAATGCGTTAGGTTTCTACACAGCGGTTAAGGATGGGGTTAATGCTGCCATCTATGACATCAACCAGCAACAGTTTGAGTGGCCCTTTAACCATGTTAAAAAGAGTGAAGCACTCGTAGCTGGTACAGTGCGTTACAATATCCCAAGTGACGCCAAGACCCTTGACATGGATTCCTTTCGTATTGCACGGGATGATGCACTGGGTAACGAGACGAAGAAACTTGAGATTATCTCTTACGAAGAGTACCTTGACAAATACCTAGACTACGAGTACAATACTGCAACAGGTGTTCGTACTCTGCCACGCTTTGTATTCCGTACACCCTCACTTGAATATGGTGTTGTACCTTCTCCTGACAAAGCGTATCCCATTAAGTATGAGTATTACCGTTCAATAACTCCTCTTGACCTATACTCTGATGTGCCAAGTGTCCCGCAAGATTTTCGTCATATTATTGTAGAGGGTGCAATGGTCTATGCCTCTGCTTTCCTTGCTGATAATGAAAGCTCTCAGCTTAGCCAGAGGAAGTTTGATGATGGTATCAAAGCTATGAGGACTCTGTACATTAACCGTTATGAGTACATCCGCTCGACAGTAAGGACTAGGTAATGCCTTCACAGTGGCAAACATTCCCAATCGAGTTTGGTGGTGGCCTGATCTCTAATATGAGTGCGCTACAGCAGGGTCTTCAGAAGGTAGGATCAGCAACCTTCCTGCAGAACTTTGAGCCTTCCAAAGAGGGTGGCTACAAGAAGGTCTTGGGCTACGCAAAGTTTAGCTCTACGGTATTGGCTGGATCAGGTCCAGTGCTTGGTGTCAAGGTCTTGAACGAGACACAAGTTGTAGCAGTTCGTAAGAATGCCAGTAACCTCTCCCAGTATTATGTTAGTAGTGGTGCAGCATGGACTTCCTTAGGCACTGCAGCTTTGCTTGGTGGTCGTGTTCAGTCTGTATCCTATAACTTCAATGGTAATGATAAAGTGTTCTTTGTAGATGGGGTGAATCATCCTGCTGTCTACAACGTCACTGCGAACACTATGAGCTTTACTACTATCAGTGCAGACTTGTTAGGTGCAGAAAGAGTTGCCCTCTTTAAGAACTCCATCTTTTGTGCTAAGGGTTCATTTCTTTATTTCTCTGCCCCATACCTTGATACAAACTTCAGTTCAGCTTCTGGTGGTGGTGTTATCAATGTGGGACAAACCATTGTTGGGCTGATTGTATTTCGTGATCAGCTTATTATCTTTACCAAGAATAAAATTAGACGCCTTGTTGGTAGCAGTGTAGCAGACTTCCAGCTTGTACCTATTACAGATGATATTGGTTGTTTGCACGGCGAGACTATTCAGGAAGTCGGCGGTGACGTTATGTTCATGGCTGCAGATGGCTTACGCCTACTCAGTGCGACTGAACGTATTGGTGACTTTGGTTTAGGTGTTGCTTCTTTCCCAATCAACAAGGATGCGATATCCTTTGTTAATAGCACCGAGGTCTTTACAAGCCTTGTGATCAGAGAGAAAGCTCAATACAGAGTATTCGCATACAGCCCATCTGTAAACGTAGATAACTCAAAGGGTCTTATTGGTACACAATTCTCTGATCAAGGTTCAGCTAATGTCAACTGGGCTACTCTTAGTGGCTTTAAGGTCTACGCTGCTGACAGTCGATATGTGGCTGGTGGAGAGTTTATTGTCTTCGCTAATGACACAGGTTATGTATATCGCATGGAGTTTGGTTCAAGCAGGGATGGGTCAACTATTGAGGCAAAGTATCGCTCGCCCTTTATGCCCATTGATGATCCACAAATACGTAAGACCTTCTATAAGTTATCTTTGTATACAGAAGTTAATGGTATCTTCGAGGTTGACGTAAACCTCGACTTTGATATCTATGAGATTTCTAACTACAATAAGAAATATGGTAATACGATACTGCTTGCTAGTTCTGGTACTGGTGTAACTATCTATGGAAGTACTTCCGCTATCTTTGGGACATCTACCTACGGCGGTGTACTAGATGACGTGTATAATACAAATGTTGTGGGCAGTGGTAAAACTGTCTCTTTGCGCATTGAAGACAACTCAATGAATCCCTCATTCAGCCTAGATACTGCTGTACTTGAGTATAAAGTAAACGGAAGAAAGTAGAGACATGACTGGATATATTCGTCAGGATACCTCAAACAACATCTCTAACGGAAGTGTTATCAACGCTGATGACTTTGACAATGAGTTTGATGCTATTGAGGATGCGTTTAACGCTAGTGCTGGGCATGTCCATGATGGAACCTCTGGCAACGGCTCACCTATCCTTGTTGTAGGTCCAGCACAGGACGTTGTTATCAGTACCACAAGCGTGTTGCCAAAGACTGACAACGTGATAGACCTAGGTAGTTCCACCAAAGAGTATAAAGACTTGTGGATTGATGGTGTAGCTAACATTGACTCTCTCGTTGCTGATACTGCTGATATCAATGCTGGCACTATTGATGCTACTGTCATTGGCGCTACTACTCCTGCTGCTGGTAGCTTCACTACGGTGAATGCCTCAGGCACTATCACTGGCGCTCTGACTGGTAACGCCACAACTGCCACTACTCTGGCTACTGCACGTACAATCGCCTTGAGTGGTGATGTCGCAGGTTCTGTATCCTTTGATGGTTCAGCAAACGTAACGATCACCACGACTGTTCAGGCTGACTCAGTAGCACTGGGTAATGACACTACGGGCAACTATGTAGCTGGTGTTAGCGGTACGGCTAATCAGATCACTGTAACCTCTGGTACTGGTGAGGGTGTTAGCCCTGTGCTAAGCCTGCCTGCTACCATTGTGGTTCCGGGTACGCTTACGGTCACTGGTGCAGCAACAATCACTAGCGGGTCTATCACAGGGATCACAGACTTAGCTGTAGCTGATGGTGGTACTGGAGCTTCTGATGCTGCTACTGCACGAACCAACCTTGGTCTTGGAACTATTGCCACCCAAGCTGCTTCTTCTGTAACTATTACAGGGGGTACAATCTCTGGTATCGCAGACTTAGCTGTAGCTGATGGTGGTACTGGAGCTTCTACCCTAACAGGTTACGTTAAGGGTGCTGGCACGACTGCACTAACTGCATCTGCAACAATCCCTAATACAGACATCACTGGCCTAGGCACAATGTCTACTCAGGCAGCAGCCTCTGTAACTATCACAGGTGGTTCTATCACAGGTATTACTGACTTAGCTGTAGCCGATGGTGGTACTGGGGCTTCTGACGCAGCTACTGCAAGGACTAACCTTGGTCTAGGTTCTATTGCCACTCAAGCTGCTTCTTCTGTAACTATCACTGGTGGGTCTGTCACAGGTATTACTGACCTTGCTGTAGCCGATGGTGGTACTGGTGCTTCTACTGCTGCTGGTGCTTTGACTAACTTAGGGTTAACTGCTACGGCGGCTGAGCTTAACTACAGTGTGGGTGTCACCAGCGCAATTCAGACGCAGCTTGACGGCAAGCAGGCAACGGACGCTACGCTGACGGCTTTGTCTGGGCTGGACACCATTGCTGGCGGCGTGTTCCAGACTGGCACTGACACGTTTACCAAGCGCACGCTTGCAGGCACGGCAAACCAAATCACCGTGACCAATGGTGACGGTGTGGCTGGAGCGCCGACTATTGCCGCCGTTGTTGCATCGCAAGCGGAGGCAGAAGCAGGCACTGACAGCACGAAGCTGATGACGCCGCTGCTTTTGCGCAATGCGCTGAACGCAACTGGATCGGCCCCTGTTTATGGCGCTAGGGCGTGGGCGAACTTTGATGCTAGAAATCTTTTTACAGGATCATCAGCCCCAATCCGAGCATCTGGAAATATAGCAAGTATCGTAGACGCAGGTTCAAATATTTGGACGGTGAACTTTATAACCCCTATGCCAAATGCGAATTACGTTGTTATTGGAGGGGGAACTAACACTTCGGGGGAGCAACCTATTGTCGTAAGCACATTAATAAATGGTCCAAGTGGTCCATATACCTCTAAGACCACTACCTCTGTTAGAATTCAAACATCTGACACAGACACAAGTAGTAATCAAGACGCTTGGGATTGTAACATTGTAATCTTTGGGTAAAGAAAGTTTATGATGGAATACAATCCAGTGCCTAGATTAAGGAAAGACGATGGACGTAATGGCGTTTCTGGCCCACACTAAACCATAAAGAGGTTGCATAAACTTCCCTCTTAGTATAATATAGAACAAACTTCTGGAGAGATACCTTGGACTTTACACCCCAACAGCAACACAGCTTGCTAACTCAGATGGGCTACAACGGTCCAACAGACTCTAAGATGATGGAAGCATTCCTATCGTCCAACCCCGGTGCTGCTGCCCGTATAGGTAAGTTCAGCCGTGTCGTTAAGCAACGCGCAGGTATGGCTAAGGGTGGCACTGTCACTAAGCCAATCACAACTACTCAACCTGTAACACCGCCTGTGACCCCCCCAGTTACTACTCCCCCAGAACCTTCTGATGGGAACAAGCTCACTGAAGCTATCATCCAGAACCCTGCAGACCTTCTTGTGAAGCCTGAGGTAGCTAAGATAGAGGTTACCCCAGACACCCTACTTGACCCCACTGCAAGCCAAGTTGAGGCTGCACCTGTTGTAGACACTTCTACTATCACTGATGTTGGTCAGACTCAAGCACCTGTGAAGACACCAGCAAGCCTGATTGAGTCAGTCACTATGGCAACCCCTGAGGTAAAAGCCGAGACAGATAAGCTCAAGGCTGTCACTGGCACTGTGTCTGAGGCTGCTCAAACTACTGCTGCTCAACAGACTGAAAGCTCCTTAGCTAACCTAAAGGCTGAGCAGGGTACTGGTATCCTGATGAACAACCCAGTGCAGCGTAAGGTAGAAGAAGGGGAGTTAATCTCTGGCTCTACTGTAGACGCCTCTAGGGTGAATGCACTAACTGAAAGCATCCAAGCAGCAGAGGCTACTCCCACTAAGCAGGCTACTGTGCAGGGTCAGCTTGAGGGCTTGATGCAACAGTTCGAGGGTGGCAATACACCAGCATGGGCTGCAGGGGCTATGAGGGCTGCTAATGCCACTCTTGCTGCTCGTGGTCTTGGTGCATCCTCCTTGGCTGGACAGGCTGTCATTCAGGCTGCTATGGAGTCTGCTCTACCTATTGCTCAGGCTGATGCTAACACTCGCGCACAGTTCGAGTCACAGAACCTATCCAACAGACAGGCTACTGCAATCTTCTCTGCTCAACAACGCGCAGCCTTTCTGGGACAAGAGTTTGACCAGAACTTCCAGAGCCGTGTTCTGAACGCAGCTAAGGTTGCAGACATTGCTAACATGAACTTCACCGCAGAACAGAACATTGCGATGGAGAACAGCCGTATTGTCAACACGGTTAACTTAGAGAACCTCAACAACCGTCAGTCGATGGTTATGGCTCAAGCTGCTGCTCTGGCTAATATGGATACTGCAAACCTGAATAATCGTCAACAGGCTGCTGTACAGAATGCTCAGGCTTTCCTGCAGATGGACTTGACCAATGTGAATAACACACAGCAGACAGAGATGTTCCGCACTCAATCTAATATTCAGGCATTGTTGACTGATCAGGCTGCACAGAATGCTGCACAACAGTTTAATGCTGCGAGTGAGAACCAGACGAACCAGTTCTTTGCAGACTTGACAAGCAGAGCAAATCAGTTTAATGTAGAGCAAACCAATGCCATCAAGCAGTTCAATGCTGGTGAGACTAATGCTGCTGAGAAGTTTAATGCTCAACTCAAGGCACAGCGTGATCAATTCAATGCTACTAACTCTCTGGTAGTTGCACAAGCTAATGCTCAGTGGAGACAGAATACTTCCACGCTGAACACTGCTGCACAGAATGATGCTAACATGACTAACGCAGCAGCATCAAATGTCCTTACTGGTAAAGCCCTTGATCAAATCTGGCAGAACGAGCGTGATGTTATGGCCTTTGCTTTCACTGCACTAGAGTCTAGCAAGGACCGTGCAGCAGACCTTATGCTTGCTGACAAGAGGGATGACCTTGTGAAGCTCCAAGCTAACCAAGCCGAAGAGTCCGCTAAGTTTGCAGTCTTGACTAAACTTATCTTCGGGGGTTTCTAATGGACTACGCACAGAATTACTTGAACACCTCTAGCCTAGCAGATCGTATCCGTCAGGGTGCTGCCTCTGGGCAAGTTGCTAAGGCTGGTGGTGGTCTTGCTGCTAGAGAGAAGCGTAGGGAAGTTGCTACAGAAGAACCAGACTTTGCGGAAATCCGTGCAGAATACTTCAACAGTGTACGCGATATGTTCTCCTCTATGGAAGACTCTGAGACTCCTGCTATGGATGCGTATAAGGAAGAAAAGCTAAACTATGGATTACCTAAGGCTACCGTCTCTGGCGGTTCTGGTGAGTTGTCTATGGGTGGCAGTGACTTCCTGAGCAGCCTGATTAAGTCTGAGTCCTCTGGTAATGCACAAGCCTTCCGCACGAACAAGGATGGTGAAACCTATGCTGGTCTGGTTCAGATTGGTAAGGCTCGTATTGCTGACTACAACAAGGCTACTGGCTCTGATGTGACTCAAGCAGACCTTCTGCAGAACTCTGGGGTTCAGGCTGAGGTTATCAACTGGCATGTGGCTGACCTACGTAAACTTGCCACCAAGCTGTCTGAGACAAGCGGTATGGATGTTAATGGCTTGATTGCTGTTGGTCACTTGGGTGGTCGTGGTGGTATGACACAGTTTGCTAACACTGCTGGCAAATATAACAAACAGGATGAGCTTGGAACAAGTCTCTCCGACTATTATTCGAGGTTCAAAAGCAAATGAGAGAATTAAGTGGACCCATTCCCGGACAGTCCCTAACGACACCCCCTAAAGGTTTTCCTTGGGAACGTCCACCTGAGATCACTGATCCCGAAGAAGCAATCCAGATGCACCTAGCTCGTCTGTCTCAGCCAGATATGATGGATGCTTTGGCTCAAGCTATTGAACTACAAGACCTAGACATCAAGACAGTGACCAATGGTATCCTCCGTGGTGCTGTTGCTAGTGGTGTTCATAGTATTGATGTCAGCCTTCTGGTTGCTCCTGTCATCCACGAGTTTATCAAGCAGACCACCAAGGCGCTGGGCATTGAGGCTGATGACGGCTTTGTGGATAAGAAGGTTAAGGCTGCTCAGGATCAGGCTGTTATTGCCATGAGAGCAAAGAAGCAGCTTAAGGCTATGGGTGTGAACCCTAAGGAAGTTGCAAAGAGTGTTGAAGCTGCTGCTGTTGAGGCTACTGTTGAGGCTGAGCCAGCACCTGCTCCTTCTAAGGGTCTGATGTCAAGGGGTGCAATGTAATGGGTTTCTGGCAGGGACTAAACGAGGGTCTTACCTACGTGATGGAAGAGAAGGCTCGTAAGAAAGAGCTTATGGATGCTAAGCAAGAACGTATGGATGAACGTGCTGCTGCTCAGGCAGAGCGGGCTGCTGACCGTGCTGCTGCTAGAGAAGAGAATCTAGCTAGGACTAGGGCGGCAGGTATCGCAGCTTTTGCTCCTTTGGTTATGGAGTATGCAAACCAGAATAAAGCCTCTGGGGCAATGTTGACTAAACAGTCTGACCTACTGAAACGCCTTGGTGATACTGTGGACCCAGAAGACCCAAAGGTTAAGGCATTGATGGCTGATCCTTTTCAGGCTGCTGCTCTTGAAGATCAAATTCGTACAGCAGAGTTAAAGAGGCAAGAGGGTGGTATTAGTGATGACAGTATCTTCAGGGGGCAAAGCCTCTTAGATATTGCAGTTGGCATTACCCCTGCAGGTGAGGCTGTGGTTTTCCCAGACCCATTTGAAGTATTGTCCCAGATAGATTTTTCTGACCCTATTGCAGTGGCTAAAGCACAGTCTTCATTCTCTGTTCCAGAAAGGGTTCTAGATGTACGTCTTGACCCTAAGGTGTATTTCACTGCAGACCCTGAACTCTTGAAAGAAGGTCGTAAGACTTTTGATCAGATTCTCTTAAAAGATGTGCAGAGAAAACTCCTTGATCCAAATCTTCCTGTTGCTGAGAAAGCTAACCTGCTAGATGCTGCTGATAAGTATAGTAAGGGTGACCTTGCTGCACAGATACAACTGCAGGACCAGTATGGTTATACAGCATTCAAGGGGCTTGTGGGTATGAATAGCGCATATATCTCAGACGCAAAGAATGACCCACAGTTTACAACCTACGTTACTCGTTATACAGAAGAATTAAAGGTTCAAACTCAAGCCTTAATAGATAGCCCAACCGCCTCACAGGCAGATAAGAATAAAGCAATAGCTCTACGCAGAACTTGGGGATTGGACTGATGGCAGACACCTATGAGGAAATGCTCAAGAGACTAAATGGTAATCAGCCTACTGCCCCTGAGGTAGCAGCACCAGTTGCTGTAAGTGAATACGATCAGATGATCAGTAGGTTAAACGCCACTGAACCTACACCAGAGGTTGTTGCCACAGGGGAAACACCTGTAGTAGAACCTTTACCCTTGGCTGAGACTAACTACTCTGAGAGTGACCTGATACAGGACCAGTTCTTCTTACCCATCCAGAACTACATGGTGGATCGCTTTGGTGAACACATGCGTGAGGCTGATCGCGCTGATGTCATTGAGAAATACACCAACAACATGAGAGGCTTTGAGGGGGGTAACTCTGTCAGGACTGTCAATGAGGTTATGTATCTTAATGAGATCAGTGACGACGAAAACCGTATGTCTACTGCTGGGGAAGCCTATAAAATCTATCAGGGTATGCAGGGTGTGTTTGGCGACACCACTCTTGGCGAGAAGGCTGAGGCTGTGTGGGACTTCACTAGGTCCACAGTAGCTGATCCCGTAAACTTGATTGGTCTTGGTATTGGTAAGGTTGCCACTGGTACAGGCTTTCGTCTGGGTTCTCAGGCTGCACTGATTGCAGCTAAACGAGCCTTTGAGAAGGAACTCGCTGGTGGAGCCGTAAGAGAAGCAGCCCAAGCAGCAGGACAAAAAATCTTTGAGCAGGAAGTCACTGAAGCTACTGCAAAGACTGTGGCAAGGATTACCCAGCGTCAGGCTGTTGAGCAGGGAGCTAAGACTACGCTACAGCGTATGACAACCAGCATTGCACTCAAAGAAGCTGCAGTTGTTGGAACCTTTGAGGCTGCTGTGGCTGCTGGCACTGACTACCTGTATCAGGATGTGATGCTTCGCACTAAGGTGCAGGATGAGTACAACGTATACCAAACAGGCTTGTCTGCTGTTGTAGGTCTGGTTGCTGGTGGTATTGCTGGTGCTGCTAGTAACGTGGGTACGGGTAGGACTGGCTTGAAGGTTCCTCCTGAACTTAAAAACGAGATTCCAAAGGGTAATAAAACCCTAGGTAAACTTGTCAACCAAACTTCACTATCACCCAACCCAGACCTGCCTGAGGGTAACTGGCTGGCAGATATTGCCGATGGTAAGGACTTGTCCAAGCAGGACATAGAGTTCTTTATTAAGATGCAGTTAGGAGACTCAGACAAGGGTATCAAGGGTCTGGCTCAGATTGCCCTTGAAGAGGGTTACACTTGGGCTAGAACTGGCCCAGATGGTAAGGTCTCTAACTGGATTGGGGATGTTATCAAGCAGGCTGACCCAGCAGATGCTAAGCAGTTCCTTGCAGACTTCACAAAGGTTACTGGCATCACTAAGGTAGACGGTAAGAAGATTACTATAGAGGCTCTGGGCGACACCTTCAAGAAGAGGATGAGGGAAAGCGCACAGAATATGAACGCTGCCAGACAAATCTCAGACATCCTTGGGGGTAACCTTAAGGGTCGTACTGTGGATGACTATGTTGGCGCAGTTATGGACGGTGGTGTACCAGAGACCTCTTCTGTCGTTAGGGAAGCTATTGGTAAGTTCACTGGTGACCTACTTAACCGTGACCTACCAGACTTGCAGAATAATATCATTCGTCTTATGGTGGCGAATCCTTCGACTACCCTGATGAACGTCACTGGTTATGCTGCAATGACTGGACTAAACAGTGCCACAGATATTGCTCGTGCTGTTCTCTTTGGTGGGAAGGCTGGGCTTTACCTTGCTTACAAACCCGCTGAAGCCAAGAAGGCTGGGATCACTGCGCTCAACCTGCTACAGAACCAAGTGGTAAAAGCACGTAGTATCCTAGACATCAACACGACCTATGACCAGTTCCTGCTATACTCCAAAGCTCGTCCACAAGTTATGGACAAGTTGACTGCCGTTCTTTCTGGTGGCGTAGAGAAAGCAGACACCGCAATCAAGGGCTTTGACCCTGACACACCCCTGCTAACCCTCCGTGCAAACCAAGTGTCAGACCTAGCACAAACAGTAGCACTGGGCAATGCTCAGGATGGGGCAACTAAGGCTATTGAGTTTTTTGCACAACTAGACAAGTTGATCCGTCGTCCCCGTGAAGAGGGTGGCTATGGCATGTCATACGCAGACTTTATTTCTGACAAGGCTGGGGATAAAATCCACCCTGCTGCAAAGATGATGTCTGAACGCTACGTAAAACTGGAAGCAAAGGCTGTCGATGAAACGCTGAAGGCTACCTTTGGTAAGTCTTACAAGGGTCAGGGCGCATTGGGTGAGGTTGCTGGTGCTATTGAGGATGCACGTAAGATTCCCGGAATTGGTTTGCTTGTACCCTTTGGCAGGTTCTTTAACAACACAGTGGCTTTGATGTACGAAACGACTGCGGTTGGTCCACTCTTTAGCCGACTTATAGGTAAGGATGATAGACCCTTTGAGGAAATCTTTGTACGTGGTGCTGTTACTTGGGGTTTGATTGGGACACTTGCACAGAGAGAAGCAGGCTACCTTGACATGGGTCTTAGCTGGAGTGAGGAGATAGACGAGAATACTGGTGCTGTTCTGGACGAGAAGTATGAGTTCCCATACGGACTGTATAAAGCAGCAGCTAGGGCTTCGGTTCATTTATACAGGGATGGGGGCATTCCACCAGAACTAGTCACACAGCTTAGGGATCAATTTGGTCTAGGTCAGCTTACTCGTCAGCTTGAGACTGCGGGGGAAGACACAAGCAAGATCATAGATGCTTTGTTGTCAGAGGATGGGCCTTCGTTTGCTAAGATGTTGCTGAACACAATGGGGGGTGTAGCGTCACAGGCTGTCTCAGGTATCACAAGACCTCTTGAGCCTATCAATGCTATTGTTGGTTTAGGTCGTGATGAGGAGTTCTATGTCCCTGACCGTAAGCAGGGTCCAAAGGCTTTCAATCAAGCTCTGCGCTACATGGATCAGTTGCAGGCTGTGGTAGTTGGGGGTAACACCATGCCACCCCTGTACTCAGCAGTAGAGGGACAGCCCAGACAGAACATCTCCAAGTTAATCTCAACAACCCGTGAGTCTCGTCTTACTGCTACTGAACAGGTAATGAATGCCATTGGCAGACCTAGCTACAAGGCTGGCATGTCCTCTGAGTCTGACGTTGCTGACAATCGTTACAATCAGTTGTTCGATCAGATGGTGGAGGAAGAAGCAAAAGTCTTGCGGGCAACTAAATCCTTCAGAGAGGGTGATCTTGCATATAAGACAATGAGGGTGACTGATATCCTTAGTAAGGCCCGCAAGGCTACCAAGGCGTATATGGGTAGTATAGCCGCTAAAAGTGGTGATCGTGTCCTTGTTAAGATGATTGAGATATCCAACACACCCACCAAGACAATCCAGAGTGTGCTTAAAGACCTTAAGATTGACCGCAACTTAGATCAACTCTCTGAGGAAGAACTAGACACTGTGGCAAACACCATCAAGTATCGAGAAGAGATCGTAAAGCAGCGTAACGAATAAAAAGAGGGAGCCGAAAGGCTCCCTTTAAGTTTATCACGGGGTGTTCTTGTTGTTAGTCTTCAAGCATAAAGTCGGCCCAGTCCTCTGCCTCACGCTTGATCTCTTCCCTACGCACTAGACCCGTAGACCTAGACAGCAGGGCATTCATTGCCATCCCAATAAGATAGATACGGGATGTCATAGGCTTAGGTGGTCCACTGTACTTCTTCTTAGCGGTGAACTGCTTGGCTTCTTCTTCAAGCATTGCATTTACTTTAACCACCTCAGGAGACTTCTCAGTAGGTTTTATCAGTGTGGTCTTCCTCATACTCCACCTCCTGAACCAGTTTGTTTAGATACCATTGTGCTTTCTTCAAGTCCTCTAACCCGTTCTTGTAGCGCCAACGGTGCAGATACTTCGCAATGTTACCACGAAGATACCCTACGTATTCTTCTTTTGTAAGAAAGTCTTCGATGTAGTCAATGCACTCAATACTGCCGTTACCAGTGTAGTGCTTTGGGCTGTTAACATTGTCGTATTTACTCTTATCCTGTATCACCTCTTCTACAGGCTCCTCTGTCCAATATGCGGGCATAGGGTCATACTTCGAAGCCCTACTGATATTAGCCATAGCGTGTTGAAGTCCGTCTGTATCCCACTTAGCCATTACATCATCCTTTGGTTCTTCGTGATCCCAACTGGCCATCACAACTTCTCCTCTTCAAAAGCAATAATCCACTGCTTACAGATGTCACTACGAACGATATCATCCACACCAAACTCAATGGTTGGGATGTTCATGTTATACTTCTTGGCAAGATGTAGAATCTTGCTGAGTCCACTCTGTTCCTTAATGTCACTCTGCTTGATATCACCATTGATAACAATAGTACACTCTTTACCTACACGAGTCAAGAGCATTTTCATTTCGTGAACAGTTAGGTTCTGTGCTTCATCCACAATAATGAAAGCTCTGTTGAAACTACGCCCACGCATAACAGACAGAGGAACCATCTGGATATTCCCAGACTTCATCCCCGTCTCGACCACGCTCTTACCCAGTTGCTGCTCCAGTACGTCAAGCACTGGCATGATCCACGGGGTGTACTTCTCTTCCAAGGTTCCCGGAAGGTAACCCAAGTCTTTACCCACAGCTATATTAGGTCGAGTGATAATGATGCGGTCAATGCGGCGATTAGCATAAAGGTTCGCTGCGTGGGATGCAGCAATGAAAGTCTTACCCGTACCACTAAAGCCTGTGACAATGATCTGACTGTGTGTGTTAAGCGCAGCGATATATCGTTGTTGTGCATCATTCATAGCTACAAGGTTGACAGTGCGGACCTTAGCCTCTTCTCCTGCGTTCTTGTAGCGGGTCACTCGTTTGCCCTTAGGCTTGCCTTCATCCATTAGATGGTTCCTTGAAGTATGCTTCTAGTTCCGTGTAGCCACCGATAACCTCTGTCTGGTGTATGATCAGGGGGACTTTACGATAGCCACCCTTCATCATAATAGCTGCTACCCAGATGTTCTCGTGTAGGTCTACGTAGTGGTATTCCTTCTTCTTGTCCTTAAGCAACTGCTTAGCTTTGTCGCACCAAACGCAGTCAGGTCTTCCAATAATTGTATACACGTTACCCCCTTGTGTTCTGTTGCAGAGGAGGACGAGGGGCGCTGTAACCCTAAGCCTTGCCAGCTTATCCTATTCCCTTGTAGGGGATCAATCCTACTCACTGTGTAACATCCACAGGTTCCGCATTTCTGCGTGGTAAACGCTTATAAAACCTAGGACAGGATTAGCTTTTGTCCTAGGTATTGTAACAGTTAAGTCAAATCAACAATCTCACAAGAACCAGAGACACAGCTTAGTGTCTGAGAACCTGATGTATTGTCTTCTTGTTCATACCCTGAAAGTTTAGCCCAATCAATAGATTTAGGCATAACAGCTAGAAGATTATCGTAGTCACTTTTACCAATCTCTTGATAAGGCGCTTGTTGATAGGTATGCTCATTGTATGGCAAAAAGGACACGCCAGACATTTCATCAAAGTGCTTGTAGACAAAAGCACCAACCTCAAACCATTCATCACTACGGACGTTAATAGTAACAGATGGCTTATGCTCACACCAACTACGTTGATAGGCCAACCACATCTCTAGCTGGTCAATAGCACTCAGGTCAGACGTAACCACTGCACCCTCTGGAGCCTTCATTGGGAAACTGAACACGGTGGTCTGTGTAGGCTTCATCACATCAGGTTCAGATGGGATACCTTGGTCCTTCATAAACTGCGTCAGAGGGTCTTTGTTATCACCTCTAACAGTTCTAATGTAATAAGCACTATGGCGAGCATGGATACCTGACGCTGAGTCAACAAGTTGCGAGACGGTTCCAGATGGTTTAACACAAGTAATGGCAGCAGCAACAGGGATACCAAGACGATCAGCCCATTCAGCGTTAGTAGTAATAGCGACATTCTTTAGATGCTCCAATGTTTGAGATAGACCTGCGTTCTTAGTGGTCATCAGTGGGTTGTCCATGATCCCCGTAAGAGATACGCCTAGCAGACGCTCTTCTTCTGTGTTGGTTTGCCAAATCTTACGCAGGTAGGGGAACTTGGTGTAGGTAGACTGGATCGTACCCAAGATGGTAGCAAGGCGAACCTTCTCTTCCAACGTCTTAAGTGTATCAGTAGAGCGAACAACTACTTCCGTTAGATTACAAAACTGATAGGGACGCAAGATTATCTCTGAGCAGGGGTTGGTCCCAAAGTCGTAGTCAGTCTTGCGGCGACCATTCTTAGCTGCTTGCTTCTTGGAAGCCTGACGGTTGAAGATGCCACGCTCACCTGAACCACTCTCAACAAGTGCAGTCCACTCACGCATGAAGCTGACAGCATCTGGCTTCTCAGTGTAGCTCACAGAGTTGTTAGCCAGACCACGCTGAGGGTTGTTCTCCCACCAGTTACCAGACTTAGCATAGCGCATACGATCATCTGACAGGTTGGACAAAGAGATCATAGCACTACGGCGGACACCACCAACTACAACCACTTCACCGATCTTACACATGATGTCATGGCACTCAAGGGAGGACAGCTTGCGACCCTTGGCTTCCTTAAACTTCCCAGTAACAAACTGGAACAAGTCAATCAGTGGGGCTGGACCAGATGCACGACCACCAAAGGTCTTCAGCTTAGCACCAGCAGGACGCACCAGAGAGACATCCCACTTAGGGATTTCACCAGAGTATAGCAGGGCGATAACTTGACGCAGTGCCTTGGCCCAACCCTCTTTGCTGTCCTTGACCACAACAGTGGTGTCAGACTGGAACATGACCTCTGGAACCTCTGGCAGCTTGCTGATGAACTGACGCTCTACAGAGAAGCCTACACCCGTGCCACAGAGCAAGATAAACATAGCTTCATCAAAGGACTTAGGGTCGTCTACAGGCATATAAGAGCAGTTGTAACCAGCAGTGTTGTCACGCTCTAGGGCAGGACCAGCAGTCATTACAGCCCGCATACTAGGCATAATTTCTAGGTTAAGGATAGCTTGTTCGATAGCAATAGCCTCACCGCCTACATGGTCAATGCTTGCAAGAGACTTGTTCACAACATTGTCGATATAGCGAGAGACAGTCTCACCCCAGTTCTCACGACGACCCTCATCCTGCAACCAACGTGCGTAGCGAGAGGTCGCAATAAAGGACATATAATCCGTCATACCGTAGTTATTTCCCTTAGTCTGCATAGTCTTCTCCAATGTTTTTAGTTTGTCCATTCAAGGCCCGATATACCGTCATAGTGCTTACGCCAACTTCTTTTGCAATGTCGTGATAAAACAGACCCTCTTCTCGCATAACCCTACAAACATCAAACTGCTCTGGCGTGAGTTTCAGTAGGTGCTTTCCCTGTGGCATATTATATCGTGGCTTAAGGGTTCGGATAAGTTCTTGCTCTTTAGCACAAGCACCCTCTTTATTCATACCTGTAAAAATCAACTCTACCCAATCACTTGCATTAAAACCGTCTTGGGTCATATCTTCAAGATGGTCTAGGTGAGGTTGACTACGAAGACAAGTCAATTTACTCCCGTGTATCCACGCTCTGCCCCGACACCCATGCCCTAGATAAATCAACTCATGTGTACGGGGGTCAGTGTGTTTGTACACATAGTAGATGAAGGATTGATAGTCTGTAGGTAGGTAGTTGCTCATTAAAAGTACCCCATGATTGCACCAGCGGGTGGGACCACGATACCCAACAGGCGTATCACTACCTCTGTAGCAGAAGTTACATCCATACTACGCAAGAGCGTGATAATGTTCCAGACATACCCATAGATCATCACACCCCACAGGCCAACCACAGCAGCCAACATCAAGAGGCCACCAATAAGTGAACCTTCATCTTTCTTATTTAACATTCTTCCCCCGTCTTTCCAAATCATGTTCTAACCAGATCAGTGTATCAATGTCACAGCGATTGATGCCAATGTCTCTCAGTGTCTTGTCGTCCAGAGCATTAAGCTCCTTGATGATCCTACGGTGTTCTCGCCAAGTATTAACGTAGCGTAGCCACCTGATCACCCAACTCTCTAGTAGTCGTTTCTTCATCCTGACCCTTCTCAGTCGGTGATAATTGCAACACGATGTGCCTGTACTAAGAGCCTGTTTATACTTAACTCCGCTACGGTAGCTGTAGGGTTCTGTATACTCCACTCGACTAATACCACAGGCACACTCTTGTCCTTGATGCTCTCCAGTTTACGGATAAGCTCTGCGACTGTCATGCTGTTTTCTCTTTACGAATATTACTACCTTCCAGCAGGTCTGTCAAGTAGGGTTTCTTGTAGTTTGGCCCCTTCAGAACCTTGCCATCCTCACGGAAGATAGGCTTACCATCGTCACCCAGCTTAGACATATTGCTGGCATGAACACGGCGGAAAGCTTCTCTAGTAGTCTCCTCCCCAAATGTATCTAGTGCGTGTTGAACTGCCTCGTCTACTTGGCTGGAGAGCTTTACCCAATCTTCTAGCTCTTCCTCTTGCAAGACACCTTGAGTAAGACCCCCACCTACCACAGCTATAAACCCTGCCTTAACGTAGAGAACATCACCAATCTCTTTGAGCATTTCCTCTCGGTCATTATTTGTGACAGCTTCATTGTATTCCTCCACCTCCTCCTTGATGAGTTTAACCCAAAGGCGGGGGTCTAGCGAGGCTTTGAACACACGGACAAACTCCGTGATCATCTTCAAGTCTTCATCCATATGTAATTCTTCTTCCATCACTCTTCCAACACTTCTAAAGTTTCTAGTTTAAGGTCGTCGAGGTCCAGCATGGCTGCTTCAACAAGGCTGTAGACGTTATCCATTTCGTCGTCTGTCCCCGCGAAGTCAGCGTGTTTATCAACCTCGACAACCAGTGTGATCTCATACTTCATTTCAGATAGGCTTTCATAATCTGCTCAAGTGACACAAACTCTGGCTCATACATACCGTTAGCCAACTCTCGTTTAACCACAACACCGTGCCACCAACCCTTGTTAGCCTGACCAGCCCAGTCTTCCTCTGCTCCCTTAAAACAACCAACAACAAGACCAATGTTACCGTGTGGTAGTGCAGAGTCCTTGAAATGTAGATCACGCTTGTGGGAATGTCCACAAGTAGCAGAGCAGCTTAGGTTCTGGATCACCGTGTGGGCATGGTGGATACCCCCAGTTGCAGTTGGCGAGTTACCAGAGGTGAAGTAGTGTGCATAAGCCACACCATCATACATAGCAACTGCTGGTCCAGAGTTTTCATATTCATGATAGTCATCGAACCAGTAGTTAGTGTCAAGGTGGCTGAAAGAGATACCGAACTTTTCCCCTTCGCTGCGTGGGTTCTTGGCTAGGTAGGACTTGATACGATGTTCGTGGTTTCCCTCGAAGCCTACCCAGTAGGGACGTTTCTTGTGATTACGCTTAAAGGGTTCCCGAAGATACTCTTGTGCTTGATTGTAGGAAACAATATCCTTCTCGTAGTTCTGCGAAGAGATTGCCTTAGGGGACTTGTCATCGTAGGTGTTAAGGGAACGCATGTCTGCACCATCACCCAGATCAAACACCATGTCTGGCTTCAAGTCATACAGGAACTGACCCAGTGCTTTGAAGCGAATGTTGCTAGTGTCTGGATCAGAGTGGGCGCAGGAATAGACTACTACTGTCTTAGACATATACTCTGTAATCCTTTAGGTTAAGTGGGAGTGGTTCAATGAACTTACGGAAGTGATCAACGATAGGCTTGGCATTTTCGTAATCCTCGAACCATGCTTCAATGTCAAACACTTCGCCATCTATTGCAATCTTTAAGTCCAGACGTACAGCAGTGTCAGGTACATCCAGTTCGTCTAGCTCTTCTTCACTAAGATCACTTGCAAAGATTGGACCCTTGATGACACTCCAGATTTCTGTCTTATGTTTGTCCTTGATGAACAAGTTTCGTAGCCAGTTAAACATCTTGTTTCCACTTCTTTAGGATTTCCACATCATTTGGACTATGCCAACCAATCACACTGCAAATCTTTAGTTCCTTAGGCTTCTTAAAGAGAGACTTCAGCCATTGTATCATCACATAAACCCTTGTCTAAGTCTTACCAAAAGCTTTTCCCCCTCATCTTCCCAAGTTCTGATTAGGTTAAGTAAAGACACAAACTCTACCTCTGTCATTTGGCCTTTACTGGCGTTTATTTTAGGAGAGGCTATGCACAAATTTAAGAGTTCATTTAGACCACCCCTAAAAGGTGGTATCTTATGGTCGATGTGCATTTCCCACAGAGTCAACTCTTTTCCTGTATAGTAGCAGACCAACGGTTGTGCCTCAAGCCAACTCTGTATTGCCGTTGTTGCAGGGGTTGTTGCCCGAAGTTCAGGGAACTTTCTTGCCCGGTTCAAAAGGCTCGACCTAATAGCCCTTGCTTTCACAAGGTAAGGTTGTTCCTTTTTCAACTGGCTCTTGTGTAACTTGGCAGAGAACTTCTCCCTCTTATAATCACGGGGCTTTCTTCCAGACTTTTTGCAATCTCTACACAGAGAAGTTCTGCCTGTGTAAGACTTTGTTGCAATGTTAAAAGATTCCCAAGACTTAAACTCACCACACCCAGTGCATTCTCTGCCTTCATCTGTTATACTTGTCTTAAACTTCTTTAGGGTTTTTGGCTTCAAGGTTAACAGGGGTTTAGCTGCTCGTGTCACTCAATCCACTCCGTTACGCGAGGTTCATTGACGACATCAACAAGGAACACTGGCCCTGTGCTGTATAGAAAAGTTCTTGCCTCAGGCCAACAAACCTTACGAAAGTCGCAGTATCCACAAGTCGTAGATAGCTGAGTGTTCTCAGACGTTTTAGACTGGGGTACTGGGGATATCCTGTCCTCAGGAATAGGACCAACAACAAGACTTTGGACACGCTTGATCTCCTGTTCTTTCCCCTCAAGCTCTTCTGTAAAGTCGTAACGATCCAGACACAGCTTGAAACGATCCTTCTGAACTACAAGGAACGCACCCTCAGTCTTGTTAACAACCAGTGGGTCATCTTTCCCTGCGTAAACATAAGAGCTAAGCTGGCTGATATATCCGAAGGGGTCATCCTCACGAAGGTTATGGTTCCTGAACTTCTCGTAACCATACTTAGAGGCAGACTTAACATCAACTGTGACACCATCAATAACAGCATCACGTTGTCCGCTTACACCAAAGACATTCACCCTGTCCTGCATACCAGTTACTCTATGCCCTGCGGCTATAGCTAGTGATAGGATCAAGGCTTCGAGCAGATCACCATAGAAGAAAGTCCCTAGGGTTTCTGCCCGCAGTGGTTCAGAGTCTTGGCTTTGGTTGATCTTGTACCAGAGCTTTCGGTCGCAGGGTGAGCCAATGCCAGAGAGGCTTAGGTAGTCCCGTGGTACTTGCTTCTGGGAGAACCTAGCCTCTGCAACACTGGCAATAGCGGAGGACAGGAACGCTGTACATGCAGTATCCCATCCTCCTTTACCCTCGACAACCCTGTAAATATCGTCTACGAGTGTCTCCAGTGTTTTACTCAAAATGGTATATCATCCTCGTCAATGGTCATAGGCTTAGGTGCTGGCTTGGCTGCTGCTTTAGGTGCAGCCTTGGGTGGTGGTGCATCCTCCTCGTCATCTTCGTCGGGGTTATACTCTACGTGGTTGGTAACCTTAACCTTTTCAAGGCGAGTACCCACGATACCCTTACGCTTCGTGTCGTAGACGTTGAGGATAATCTCTACGGTAGAACCGTTACCAATAGAACCATCCTCGTCGTAGTCCCAGACAGAACCATCTGCCTTGACCACCTTAGGCGCACCGCCACCATACTCCTCGGTCCACTTACGGCGGAAGCGTACCCGTGTCAGGCTAGAGTCCTCTGGGCTTTCCTTGCCCTTGAGCAGTGACTTGCTCTGGTTCAGCTTGGCGATGCTTGCTGCATCCAAGTCAACGTCGATGGTACACTGACCACCAGACTCCTTGAGTGCATCCTCAAACCCTGTCAGGTCACGATTGTCCTCAAAGACTTTAGCCCAGTAGCCAATGCCAGTCAGCTTTACTTTACGTGTTCCCATGTGTAGCTCCTTTGTGATGTGTAATAGTAACAGATATTAGTTTGATTGTGCAAGAGGTTTCTCGCCTGCCACACGATATTTTCTCTGCTTCGAGTTGTCCCGAACCAACTCCTTACCCCCTGCTGCCAGACGCACAGGGATGCTGTTTGGCTTGGTCAACTTCTTCAAGCCCACGATTTTCTTTTCCATGATCTTTCCCTCAATGAATGTCAGCGTATCGTACACCAAACTGCACATCAATGTCCAGCTTAATATTTAGCTTGAGCTTCTCGTTCACCTTCTCAATGGCCCAACGGAGAACTGACTCATGTTCTTTCTCCTCACCCACTGGAATGCGATTGATAGACTCGTCGTGAAACTGACCCACGATGTTTGGTCGTTTGGTCAGGTAGTGTGCCACCCACTGGTCGAAGCAGTATGCCCCAGTGGACTGGTTTAGCGTACTCCAAACATCCTTTTCAAACCGTAAGGAATACCAGAAACCGTTGACAGGATTTTTAACCCACATGTGTCCAGCTAGAGTTTTACGTTCTGACTTCTTGGCCACTTCCTGCACTGCCCAGTTAATTTTCCAGAACGCCTCTAATAAACTAGCTGCCTCACCCTGACTCATGCCTGTAGTCCTAGCTAACTTTGCTTTTCCTACACCATACATTGCGCTATAGGTCACAACTTTTGCTTTCTTACGGATAGCATGTATCCTCTTATACCTCTGCTCTGGTGTCTCTGTCATATTTTCTCCTTGTGTTCTCTGCTGGAGTTATCCATTGGCAGTTATCTGGGTGGTAGTTACCTTCTGGGTTTACCCTGTCAATAGATAACCCTTCTTTGTAACCATTTGTTGTGGCCCATACATAGAAGTTATGAAAATCCTCCCATTCAGAACATACAGACACTCCTTTGCCCCCGTAGTATTTCCACCTTTGGGAATTGGGGTTTGTACACCTCTGTTTCATTGACTGATACACAGCGTATAGTTTATGCTTATGTAGCCCATGTCTTGTAGGGTCACACCTGTTTTGTAATAGGGTCTCTTTCCTTAAACACCCACAAGATTTTACCGAATCTTCTCCAGTGATTCTGTAGGTAGCTAGTTGAATTGTCCCCCCACATTCACAAAGACATTCCCAGTAGTGCTTATTGTATTTACCTACCCCTAGGTAAGACTTAACAGTAAGACGACCTACCTGAAAACCTATAGGGTCACTAACTTTCTTTCTTGTAATTGACATAGAAATTATAGTCCTCCTCTGAAATCATTCCTGCTACCACTGCCAGCTTAAGGTGTGGGTCATAGTCACTTCTCGATTGTTCTGCCACATAGTCAGGATCATAGGGGTAGATGAAGTGACGCTTAGTGGTATCCTCAAGAGACACCATGTCAGCACCACACAGGACTGTACCCTCGTCAGCAATAAGCGCACCACGGATTTCCTTACCCCAAGGTTTATCAACTCCGGGAAGATTAACCAGTGGCTTCTTATGCTTGAAGCGTAGTGTGTTGGTTAGGCCAGCAACTTCTGCACTGACATACCCATCAACCTCTGACTCAAGCATACCCTCGAAGATAGACTTGCGGTGCTGCAAGACGGTAAGCCCATCAAGAACACCAACCTCTGGGTGATCCTCAATGAGTAGCTTAACAGAAGGTGCAAGCTCACCATCCTTGCGGACCTGTGGGACTAGCCTCTCGCTACCATCATCGTTGGTCTTGTAGTCAAAGGTGCATGGCTCCCACCCGAAGGAGAACAGCCAGTCCTTGACCTGATCAGGTGAGTTAGGGTTAGCCTTCTCCTTGCTCTTGACTATAGTAACATCATCTTCGTGGAACAACGGTAGGTCATTATCTTCAAGTATCTTGAACCAGTCCAGTGCAGCCTTGCTATGTGACCCGTCCTTAATGGTCATCTTCTCAGGCTTGGACTTGGTGGTATACTTGACCACATCAGGCATGACACTACGTAGTTCCTCGACCTTCTCAACCTGCAACTTCTCTAGGGTAGCCAGAGATTCAGTTACAAGTTTCTTGTCGATGCGCCAGCCAGCAGCACTAGCCTTGTGTGCCACACGCATCTTGAATGTGAGGTACTGGAAGAACTTCTCCATGTTGTCTGTGTCCTTGCCATACAGCATCTTGTAACGCTTGCTCAGGTTCTGCCACAGCATCCAGTTGATCTTAACATCTTCCTCACAACGATGCTTATACTCCTCATAGGTTAGGCCAACCCAGTCCGTAACCACAGGCTTAGGGATACCAAAGTCTACACCGAAGGACTCAAGCCCGTGTATCCCTCGGTCGGTGTTGATTACCCAAGACATGGGCAGTGTGTCATAGAGCTTAGCCTTGATGGTGATACCAAGGAGCTTCTCTAGAACAGGGATATCGAAGCGACAGATATCGTGGCCAATAAGACTGTCAGCCCCACTGAGTATGTCACGCATATCACCGTAGTTATTGGTGGAGTTGATCGACTTGCCATCCGTTGTCCACGAGAGAACATGGACTTTCGTTGCTTGCCGTAGCAGCCCGTCAGTCTCCGTGTCGAATAAGATCATCATACTTCCTTACAATATCTGGTAGTGTTTCGCGTAGTTCACTAGATATAGGTTGGTTACGTGGGCCATCTTAGAAACCTTCTTTGTTACCTTTTCGGATGTTAGCTTTTGCTTCAAGTATCTGTAAGTTCCAAGGGACATTGAGTCCACATACATTCTTACCTTGAAGGGGTATGATATGATCTACGTGATACTTCTCTGGGATAAGTTTCTCTAACTCTCTACAATACTCATGTAGTTTTGTCATGCTTTCAAGCTGCTCTTCTGTAAGCCAGCTTGGGGTAGCCTTCATCCTACTGTAACGATACTTAGCTTTGTATGAAGAAGACTTCTCTGGGTTTTCTTTATGCCACTTATTGACATTATCCCTAGACTGTTCTTTGTTTCTTTCTCTCCACTCTTTTGCCCTTAGTTTGTTAGTCTCTCGCTTACCTTCGTCAGCAATCCTACGTTTATGTTCTGCCTGTTTTTTACAGGTGACATTACAGAAGACAGCGTGACTTCTCTTACCCTCTGCTAAAGGTTCTCCACAGTTTTTACATAGCCTCATGGTAGTCTCCTGAAAAAGCCGATTCGCAAGTTATACTGGGAGAACCCTATCTTGTCAAGCTAAAAAGTTTCTCGTAGTATGGTACTTTCTGGATCATAATAAAGGGAACCTGCGTCACCCAACTTAGCAAAGGGCCTATTCTTTGAAACTTTAAAGTTAGTGGTATTCTGTTCCACCTCATCCTCACTTTCAACATCCCTTGCAATCTCCAAGCAGATGATAGCTTCTTCTTCCAATGCACCAGCATACTTAGTACGACCATCATCGTTGACCTGACTGATGAAGATCACACCAATGTTCAACTCCTTAGCAAGCTGTGCCATCTGTGCGCCCAGTGAGGTAAGCGTCGAGGTTGCACCATCTACACCAGCATTAGATAGGTAGGCTAGACGCTGCACATGGTCAATGAACAGATACCCTGCACCATACACAGACGCAGCCATACGCACATACTCAAGCAGCTTCATGGGGTCATCATGTACCCGCATCTCGAAGATGATTGTACGCTCTGCTTTGGTGGCTTTCTGTGCAGCCTTGATGACATCCTCTTCGGTGACCCCGTTATCACGAGCATCATCCTTTGTACGTACATTAACACCCAACTCGTAGGTAGCCATAGCACGATAGGTTGTGGACTTCATCTCTTCCATGTGTAGTAGGGCAATGCGTTCATCAGGATCAGCCAACATAGCCATCTCAAAGAAGCGCACAACCTCTGTCTTACCCATGCCACGGGGTGCTTTGATGAAGGTTAGGCCACCCTTGACCAAGCCACGACACTTCTCGTCGATGCCAGTATGACCAGTTGGGACATAGCTGTATGGGTTCTCCTTGCGGATAGCCTCGTCAACTGCATCATCAGAGCAGAAGAAGTTGTCTGGCGTATAGCGTTGTGGTTTAACTGCTGCCCACTTGAGGGTGTCACCAGCACCAGCCATTAGGAACTCATTGGCGTCCTTATACTGGGACATAGGGACATACCAGAAGTTCTTAGGGAAGGCTGCATATAGAACCTCTGCTGCCCTACGCCCTGCTTCATCAAGCTCACCAGCATAGATGATATCCTGAAACGTGGACAGATACTTGTAGTTCTTCTTGATGAACTTGTCACCAATACTGGCACTGGGTAGTGACTTGACTGGATAGGTCTTGCCTAAGATTTGATACAAGGATGCAGCATCAAACTCGCCCTCGGTGATGAAGATTTTCTTTGAGGTTCCAGCATTGAAGTCAGGACCAAACAGATCATCAAAGGGTTTACCCTTCTCCTTCGTCCAGAATACCTTCTCGTCATAGCCACGATACTTGACGTTATCTGTATGCTTGAACGCATAGCGCACAGGCTTACCGTCAGCACTAAGCTGTAGCTGGATGCCATACAGCTTGCATACGTCTGGGTCAATGCCCCTGATCTCATCGTAGGTAGACCCTGAGATTGGGACAGACTTAATATCAACTTGCTCTTTCACGGGATACCTCTCTCTTGCCCAATTCTTTAACCCTCTCATACCCTTAGGTGGGTAGCTACTGTTACACGAGTAGCACTTACCAAACCCGTTGTCGTTCCAAGCAAATGCGTCAGAACTTTTACATGCCTCGAAGGGACATGCCTGATGGGGATGCTCACCCAATTCTACTCTCCTTTAATATCCGCTTGGAAGCCCATAGAAATCTACAAGATTCCTGTGTGATCTCTTCATGGCCTTAAGGTCTTTCTCTGTCCAAAACTCTGGTAACTTCCCAAAAGTTTCTTTACGCTCCTCTACTTCCTCTATTAGTTCTACGAAGAGTTCAATAGCAATCTGTGCCTTCTGTTCAGCATCAAGTCCACGCCAGTTTACTTCAGTCATAGCTTTCTCCTGTTAATGCTACCCAACTTACGGGAAATAGGGGTTTGATGATATCACCTACCATACGAGCAAGGTCTTGAATCTCTTTCTGTGCATGAGGATCGGTTCGCTTATTGAAGAAGTTGGCATAGGCATAGAGAGAGCCTGTCCAAATCCACTGGACCTCACAGCCTTGGGGGAGAACAAAGCGGGCCTGTTCAGGACACATACCGTCAGCAATCATAGTCTCGTATAACTTGATGGCTTCGAGACACACCCGCTCGTATTGACCAAGCCAGTGATCACTCTTAGGGTGGACATCCCCACTACCCTGCTTGATTGAACCCTCAGGCTTAGCTCGGAAAGTGTCAGGTAAGAACAAGACTGGCGTTGTGTTGATGTATCGACGGCTCTCTTCGTTCTCAACAAACCCCTGCTTGTGCTTAAAGCACTGTGTTCTGATTGGTATAGGGGCTTGTATCCGTAGCTTGATGTATGAGTGTGCGTAGGGTGTCCAGTGATCATGCTTGGCGAGGTAACGGATCAACTTTGCATCTGATTCTGACAAGTGTGGACCTAAGGAAAGATCATAGGTCAATCCGTAATCATCCGTGACTGTCTCACGGGGATACTCCCAGTCACTCTCTTTGGAGAAGCTAACTCTTGCATCATTTACAACAGCAAGGTCATCACCCATATGGTTGATATACGCTACAATCATTTCCAGAAATCCTTTGGACAAGTCATAAGTGTTACAAGAAATAGTAGGGGTCCACCTATTAAACCACATAGGAAGAATGGGATATGACCCACATCATAGATAGGGTCGGACTCTTTGAACATACTGGGGTATTCTCTAATCAGTGACCGTCTGATTGCAAAGATAGCATGAAAAGCGCCAGCTATCCCAAGAAGTTCCCACACGAGAATAATAAACCAGATCATTCCTTCAACCCCTTGATTAAAAATAACCCCCCTGCCCTACACATAGAAGGGTAGTCCAACTTTTTTAGTCTGTACATACTGCCAGCCATCAAGTCATCTACCTCAATCAAGTATTTGTGGATATGCTCTACCTGATCCCACTTAAGTAGCAACTCCTTTGACAGAGCATCGTAGTATTCATCAGAGAACATACTCTCGTTCTCGTGGTAGTACAAGTAGCTTGCCATAAGAAACCAAGGGATCATAAGGTTTGGCTTCACTGCGATAAACTCTTGGGCTTTCTTATCTAGGTTCATTCTACGGTTCCTTTCGTAACACTGCGCCCACAGTCATGCCAATGCCCTCACGACTGCTAGGAAGAGCGCATCTTTCTTGCGCTGAAATTCTGGCAGTTTGCTATACGGGACCATGCAGGGATGTGTCTTCTTCTCTAGGTCTTTGGTAGGTCCGTAGACCCACCCGTCTGCAATCTTGTCGGCCATCCAATTCTGGTGGCTCTCTTCTGGCGTGGCGTCTGGATACTTCAGCGCGTATTCTACGCCGTCAATGGCGCTGTTGACTTGCCAGTCTAGGGCATCCCCCCATGTTGGTTGGCTGTAGTCATCGTTGGCCATGCACCAAGAGCGATTAGCATCGTGGCACACCTTAGCAATCAGGCTGATGTTCTTCATTTACTCAATCCTAAACGCAACAAAGTCTTCTGGCTTGAACATTAGGGTCCAGAAAGATACATGCCGACCACCCTGATCAATCGTATCGAAGATATCATTGACAATATCCTCTAGCTTACTGATGTCATCCATAAGGATAGGTGTCAGCAAGACCCAGCCAGCTTGGCTACGGGGTAAGCCATACAGATGCTTAGTGATTAACTCAGGCATAACTTTTAAGTCTGTCATGTTACCAGTTCTTTCTTGTTTTCCAGTAGGCCCAACACTCCAAGCAGTGACTCTCACCAAAGAAGTAGTCGATCACTACGCAGAGGTTGGGCAGTTCATTACGCTGCCACTCATAATTCCTAGCACTGAACGTCTGGTTGTTGTCACCTCCAAGGATAACATTAAGCAATACGCTCAGTGCAACAATGATACGGTGAAAGTAGCGATACATCAGGTCTTGTTCCCCTTTCGGATACCTTGTGCTGTCTTAGCACCGTTGTATGTGTGCCTCATGTATGGGTTGAGGCTACTGATGTTCTTATGCCCGGTCACCTGCATTATTCCAATACTATCCACGCCCGCTGCCACGAACTCATTGATAGCTGTCTTACGCAAGTGACCTATCTTCAAATCTTCTGGTAGCCCACACGCCACCTTGATAGAGCGAAGTATAGGACCAAAGTATACTGGTGTCAACGGAACATAAGCTCCGTCAGCTATACGATGGTGTGGGACCACTAACTTTTGGAACCCCCAGTCATCCTGTTGCTGCTTGAGCATACTCAACAGGGGTTCATCAATAGGTAGGAACACCTCGGCCCCACGCTTGGACTGCTTGATGGATACCCTAGCCGCAGTCAGGTCAACCTTGTCCCATGTCAGGTGGCAGATGTCAGTAGGTCGTTGCGCCCACTCGTAGCACATCATCACGAGAAGCCCTACGTTTCTCCATTTGAAATCTTTGAAAGCTGTATCAAGGAACAACTCAACCTGATCCTGTTTCCAGATGGGTGTCACTGGTTCGTGCTTGAGTTTCTTAACCTTTCCCATTGGGTTATCGTTCACAAGGTCTAGTGATCTGGCATAGTTTAGCACCACAGAGAATAGCCTAGCACGTTCATTGGCCTTAGCCACAGAGTGTTCAGATACCCACAGCTCATACGCCTCGTGGCACAGCTTGGCGGTCAGCTTGTTGATAGGTAGGTCACCTACCCACATGCCCGAAACCTTAAGTAACTCAGTCTCATATTTGATCTGAGAACTACTAGCAAGGGAAGCATACTGCTTGGACAACAGGTAGTAGTTGATGATGTGTTTGACCTTGGACGTTGGCCCTACATTACCCTCTTTGATATAACCTTTACGGTATGCTGCTATCTTTTCGAGTAGTCGGGGTATCTCATAACGTGCAGCCCTACCATCCTCAAAGGTTTGAGAGCTAACAACACCAGCCTTCCTGACTTCCTCTGGTGGACTAAACCTATAGACAGTTGACCCATCCTTTAGGGTAACCTTTTTTGTATACTTCATGGTGTTTCCTTTTGTGTGAGGGTAGCACTTGCATAAGTCATCATCATGTGCTACCCTCTATCTCTTTATGTATTACTTAAGTTATTATCTCTTAAAGATAAGATACTTAAGTTAAACATAAGGTGTCTCTTTAGGCATAATCATAGAGAGAACCTTATCTGTGTGTAGTATATTACCACTTGCGTCTTGCACTGCATGGTAGATGGTGATACTATTACCCTCTAGGCTTTCTTCTCTGCCAAAGGAGACAGCCTCAGCCAACCCATCAAGGATTGACCTAGCTACCACACCTACTTCATCTCTCACGATAACACTATACATCTTCCTGTCCTATGCAAAGATCATCAGGAATACTGCTGCAAAGAACATTATCCCTAACACTTCTGGAAGTATTGCCAACATCAGTTCGCACACCAGCAGTCTGGATCACCACACTTACCAGCATCATCCTCTTCATCATCCCAGAAGTCGGTATCTTCTTCATCAGGGTAGTTGAAGTCATCCTCAAGAGAGTAGTAATCCCCATACATCTCACTGTCAAGGATTTCTGGGATACGTGCTGGCTCAATCTCCTCGACCACCTTATACTCACACACCCGCATCTTAGCAAAGTTGTAGTCGTAGGGAACCGCAACCACATTGGCAGGGTTAACCTCAACCACCACCGTGCGGGACTTGGCTGCGTCAGCGAAGTGGGTCAGATACTGATCAGCACATACGTGTAGGCCAGAGGAACAGGTGTGCTGTGGGTCGTCGTCAACCTTCGCACGGTCCATCTGAACCACAGTGCCTACGCTGTTATCCATAGTCCCAGAGTGAATGTCCTTCCAGTCCTGACGGATACGCTTGAAGGCAATGAAGTTACCCTCTGGTGTAATCGGTGCGTTGAAGTTCTCTAAGAAACCGAACAGGCATTCCCGTGAACGGAAGGATGGGTTCAGCATCAGCTTCTCAAGGAACTTGACCCACGGTGTAGCATCGAAGCCACCATCAAGTAGGTTCAACAGCTTGTTGGTCAAGGCATTGTTAAGCTCTTGATTCTCATAGTATACCGTGCCGTGGATGATCTCGACCTTAGAACCAGCAGCAGAGTCACGGATGTTCTGTTCACGATCTGCCAACTTGACGATCTTCACAGGATCATGCTCGGACCCTCGAAGGTGTTCACACAGCAAGTCGAAGTTCTTATGTCCAGCGAGGACAGTTAGCATCTTACCACCAGCAAAGACGGTGATGCTATCGGGGGAGAGAGTATATGGAATACGCATGGTTGCTCCTTATGCGTTGTCGATGAGGTTGACGTAGGTTAGGAAGTGATGCTTGATCTTATCACTCCCATCGTATAACTTCAACAGGGGATACTTGTCAAGAATTTTACTGTATTCTTCAAGAACCTTGTCGTTGTTAATTACTGGTAGACCAAGGCGCTGGAACTGTTTGTCCCACACACTACGACCTAATCCCATAAACTGGGTGTTAGCTGATCCTTCTGTCAGGCAGGAGAACTGTCCAAGCAGACCTTTACTACTACCCATTCCGCACAGCTTTGTGAAAGGGTATTGAGCATACTGGTTTCCCAATACGATCTGTGCTGGTGCATGATACTGCTTAACCATAGCGTCTACCTTTAGCATTAGCAGCTTCCATTGTGTTGCAGCCTCAAACTTCTTCCACATGGGCTTAGGCACGAGGATGATTGGCATACCCAACTGCTGCTCAATGAAGGTCCGCATTTGCATAAGGGTTTCAGGGTAAGCTCCACCTTCCATGTGGTAGTAGTATCCACCCCTGTCGAAGTCCTCAGCGGATAGGTCATGGTCAACCCTACGATCCCTATTAAGAGTAGACACAGACAGCTTACCTCGTGCTGCTGACTTAACTGGGCCAGTGTCAGGCAAGTCCTTGACGTATACTACTGGGTAGTCAACCTCGTGGATCAACTGGTCAAGGCTGGACTTCTGCGTTGGGTCAGACATATCTGCCTTCACCCAGATATAACGCTCACCACCCTTGATGTTAGAAGCAATACGGGTGGCTGCTCGTGCGTTAGTCTTCTTGTCCTTCAAGTCCTGCACATAGATGTAATAGTCATACCCTGCGTAGACTTCCTTATCAAGGCCAAAGCCAACACTCTTACCATAGTAGCTCTTGCTACCCACATGGAGAGATAGCTTGGGATACGTCAGATCGGTAGCCTTGATCTTAATAGGGTTGCCACCCCACTTAAGTGTGACATCACCCAAGACCCGAAAGAACTTTACTGCCAGCTTGTTAGCACGAAACAGTGTAGGCTGAGCGTCAAGCTCCTTCTGTGCAGTGTCCACCATACCCTGCTTGACTACCCGAAGTTTCTTCTCAAGGCTCTTAACTGTGGGATCGTTAGCACCATAGCTTAGTGACTCACGAGAGGCAGTGACTTCCAGATCACCAATGTCAAACTCATAGATGATGTTGCGATTGTTACTTGGCAATAGACCCGTAGGGATAGAAGCACTAGAGATAGGATAGAGAACACACCCCATCTGTGCATAAGGTCCATTCAGTCGGCTGTCCTTGTAGAAGTAGTAGCCATCACCACTGAGGCTCTTCTCAATGGGTTGGAACTGCTTCTCCTGCGAGTTCTTTACCTTAGGTGGAACCTTGAAGCCGTAGGACACAACCTCTGCTGCACGTTGGAACAGTGGGATGTCCTCACGCTTGACGGGGAAGGATACCTCAAGCCCATCAGGCTCATTGGTTGGCATAGGTTCAGACAGAACGTGAAGCTGCGGTGATCCATCAGGTCCAAGCTGGATGGAGTAGTATGCCACCATGCCCTTGTGACGGGACACTACAGAGAACGTATCGGTGTATGACATGGGTGACATACGGCCCACACCCCACTTGCCTACAGCCTTGTTGGTGTCCTCCTTGGTGGAGTGACCAAGCACCGTGTAGAAACCCTCCATGTTCTCATGTGCTATGCCTGCACCGAAGTCACGGCATGAGAACGTAGGGGTCAATGATGTGGGGAAGCTGACCTCGAAGGGAACATCCTGCTTGCCAATCATTGAGTGTGCATCAAAAGCATTTGACCAAATCTCACGAGTGATTGACTGTGGCTTGTTTGAGTAGAGGCCAGAGATAACCATGTGAAACATCTTGCCTGATGCTTGGATCGTGAAGTCCTTAGATGAGTGGCTGTTGTTATCAACCACACGAAGATTGGTGTTCGTCTGCATGATTTACTCCATCGACATATCATTGCGTTAAGGTTAACAGTGTTAACCTATTGTTATCTGCTGGTCAAGGCCTTTTGTTTGCCTCGAAGACAGCTTGTGCAAACCCTCGTGGGGTAGCACTACGAATGTTCTTGGTCTTCATACTCTTGCCACCCAACTTGCGGTGCTGTGTGCTGTATCCTGCCTCAACGACAACAGGCATAGGAGTGGGCATCTTGAACCCACCACCTACCCACAGGCAGGTCTTCTTGGGATAGGCATCACGGGGTGCAATATAGTCAGGCCATGTGGGATGCTCTACCTCATCCTCTGGGATATACCCACCATACTCATAAGGGTTGAACATATGGTCAGGCCTACGCCATAAGGTAGACAGCACAGACACAGGGTTCTCCACAAAGAATGGCACACGTAACTTACTAAAGAAACTAGAGCAAAGCATAGCGTGCCATACTGCTTTCTTTTGGAAGTCAGGGTCAATCTTACGCTTTGCCTCGAACCATGCAGCACCAGACACAGCCATGTCAGTGCATACTGGGAAGGCCATGCCAAACACCACAGGTTTGTGGAGGTAACTCTGGCAGAGGTCGCCAGTAGCCTTGTAGTTATACAGGTCAGCATGGAGGTAGTGGATAGACCCACCACTAGGGAAGCGGTCACCCTTAGTGCCATCATGCTGGATGTCATAGCAGTGGCACTCATAGCCAGCCTTAGCCCAAGGCTTCACTGCCTCACCAGTGTAATCATATAGGGATATTACTATCATCACACTTTCCTCACTCTCGGTAGAACACATGGTTTCCATAGCTGCCCAGCTTAGTCATATGCTTGGCCCAGTAGGGTGTCACTGACTTAGCATGATAGTAGGTAGCGTCACTGCACATGATGCACCCATTGTCGATTATGTCAGAGGCTAGGACATAAGCCTCATAGAATGCCCCTGAGTCGTTTATAGTTAAGTCCTTATCGTTTGTCCAGCTAAATTGTCTAGGCTCAAATACTGTGGCACAGATGTCACTACCCCTATTGAGAGTAACCTCGGCCACCAGTATCTGCCCGTCAACAGGCTCACCCCTTGCCTCGAAGTATATGTTAGATGCTAGGCATAGGGCTGCTAAGATCATTCTGTTTTCTCCATCAGTTCAACCTCAAGTTCTCTGACACGGGATCGAAGTCCTTCAAGCAACTTGAAGGTGACATCGCTATGATAATCAACACCCCATTTGATACGCTTGGTCAACTCTGTGATAGGTGTGTGTTCGTCACCCATGCCAGCACCAAGATATAGTGCCAGTGCAGATAGTTCCTCACGGATGTCATTGATGTCTGCCTTAGTCACTTCGTTATCGGTCCACTCGTAGATGATCCCAAGGCAAACCCCGATCACCAATGCAGCAACCAATAGTAGGATGTATGGTAAGGTCATTCTGCTTTCTCCAGTTCATCGAGAAAGTCTTTGGCGGTATCTAAAATGATGTGCCATTCGTTGTCGTCTTCATTGCCGTCTGGAGCAATGGCGACCATACAAGCAATGACATTGAAGGCTTGACCTAGCTTGGAATCTGCGGCATCTTCGCGCTTACGCCAAAACTCCTCGCATTCCCCTTTCCAGCGGTGGTTATCACTCACCAACTGCTCGTTAGTCGCAACAAGTTGCTCAATGCGGTCGGCGGCAAGCCCTTCTAGTGATTTAGTCAAAAATGTTCTATCACGCAGCGCCTTTATCAGTTCTTCATCGTTAAGCGCAGCTTCACTGCTAGTCATTTCTTCTCTCCAATCAGTGCTAGGATTGCGTGATTTATATTAACAGCAACAAATAACCTTGACTGCCAATCACGCTTTTCTTTTTCATCTTTGGCGTTACGCATTCCCTCGCCAAGAACATCAGACACACGCTGTGCCACTGCCGCAGCCTCACGCAGCGCAGCATTGCGAATAGCAATCTTATCAGCTTCCCTGACCTCACGGATGAAGGCTATTTCAGGTTCAACAAGATCAGCACGGATATATTCTGATGCTAGATCAAATGGAAACTTTTTAAGTCCGCCTGATACCACTTCATATTCAGTGTCATACCAAGCCCAAATACGATCTGGATGGTTATTCATTCCCATATCCCCGCCTCTATTGCATAAGTTTCATAGTGCTTATCTACTTGCACCTGATACCATGCCTGTGCTTGTGGCACAAGGTTAAGCAAGAGGTAAAGGATGATAGTAATGTCACGAAGTTTAGTCATAGCTTTCTCCCCTCACTGATAAAAGGTTGATGGATAGTCGATCACACAGAACAGGTCATAGCTTTCCCATTCCTCTAGCACAGAGTCCTCACTCTCTGCCGCAAGCATCACCCAATCATGTGGTGTCATAAGGTGTGGATCAGTGTCAGTCTCTACCTTAGACTGCGTGACTTCACCATCAGCACCAGCCCAAACTACAAAATATTCACTCATGTTGTCTCTCCTTAATCACAGGTTGAATAGCGGCTTGCATCACAAACCCACACATCTTTGGTTGCATTATAGTATACTCGATAGCTAGGGTTATAGCCCCATCCCCAAGCAGTCTTGAACGTCTCACCTTTAGACTTTGCATCAAGGCTTGTCAAGTGTTCTGTTTCTTCATGTATCATTCTGTCACCCCTTGTGCAATCAGCATCTGTTGTTCAGCGTAGGTGATAGCACCCACCCCAATGACACCCTTTGGCGGATTATGCAGCGCCCCAAAGTAAACCTTGGCCAGCTTGGCTAGGTTATCCTTATCATCTTGGGGTAGACTACCCCATGCACCAGCCGCAAGTGATAGGTCTTTTACATTATGGTAAAACATCATAGTAATGTCCTCTCGGTTGGTTGCCTTATCATTGCACCCTAAGACTAGCCTAAGGTGCAATAATCTGTCAACCGATAACAAAACCGCTTGTATCCTTGCGCGCCTTACCTTTGGCATACAAGGCAACTATCACACCCTTGGGATCAAGGAACCGCAGATCATCCTTGTCGCCATCAACCACAGGCAAGCCCAAGTATTCCTTGGGGATCATGTCAGCCTTGCGCCATACCACAGCGATATTCAGACCATTAACCTTGGCGATAGCGTGTTGCTTGGCATAGGCATCACTTGCCCCGCTATAAGACCATGTAAGGTGATAGTTAGGCACAGACACCTTGCGGTTGGCGATCTTAGTATAGTCATAGAATTGCACCATAGGGAATGCGGCAAAGATACTCGCAAAGCCATTCACCTTGATCAATTCCCAACGAATATCACTTGTGCCATTGAGGCGCACACAAGGCGTCACCCCTAGCTTGTCACAGAACCGCACAAAGGATGCTATATCCTTATACAGTTGATCCATAAACCCCAAGCGATCACTAGCAAACCATTGTGTTTTCCTGGCACGACCAGCTTGCACAGAATTGAATGCACCCCGACCAGCACTATTCAAGCACCCCTCGATACACCCCGCTTGTTCAGCCATAGGGCATACATTGATCCCCGCAGATTTCCAAGGCGTCAGATACATGATAGCCGTGACGTATTCAGACCCGTCCCCTTTGCGTGTCTTTGCGTTAGACCCCGCGCTTAACAAATTACCTTTCCACATAGTCAAACCCCTTTGGTTGGTTGCCTTATCTGATTACACTAGGGGAGGAGCTAGTGTAATCATTAAATCAACCTCCTATACTTTAGGGTATAATCCCTATGCTATCCCGCAAAGTGACGCAAGCGGCGAATCGTTGCGTTATGTTCAAAGTAAATCGAACGCTTGCCCATATGGATTGCTGTCATGCAATCGTCATGCTTGATAGACCAAGGCAAAGACTTCACCTTGCGCTTACGGGTCAATCCCTTTTGTCCCATAATGTTGAAGCGGAACCCCTTGGTGCGATCATTCAAGGGTTTGGTTGCGAAGATAACAAACATGGTCATTCCTTTCAGGTTATCATACTAAGGTGTATGGGATGCTATCCCAAAGGATAGACACCGATATACCCTAGGCTATAGACTTTGCCCCTAGTGATCTAGGAATCTATAGCTGCACGTTTACCTAGCAATCTTCGGCGCATGGTGTTGCACCCTTTTATTTATGCGGCTTGCATAGCGACCGCAGATTGAAACCTACACCATACCACACAGCGCAATCACGCCAACCTTGTCAGGGTCACATCATCGGGCAAGCCCTAGTGATGCAGTATTGTTAACAATGTCAAAGAGCATGGCCGATAATCAACGGGCCGTATACGTTGGTCGTATCATCAGGTTAGTGTCACGTTGGTTGTTCGTCAACCTATCCTGTAGTATAGTCGTTGGATTGTTCAGGCCCAACACTTCGTTATCGCATGAAGTCATACGCTAGAGTATCTCGACCCCAATCAAATTGTGGCCCCGTATCCTAGAGGCTAGTAACCTTGCGGCTATCGTCGCTTAGTGAATTAACCTTAGTCGCAGTCAGTCAGTCAGTCAAGCTATTCTTTCGGATAGTCACTAGGGCTTGCTTACACCCAGCTAGGGCTTATCGGCTTGCTGCATCTTGGTCAAACCCGCAGGTCGTTCCGTTCAGTCTTGCTTGCCGTCTTTCGATGTTTCCAACAAACAGGATAACCAAATGGAAATCAAGGGAAAGAAAGCATAGGGTAAAACTACACGAAAGGATAGGTCCGAGATTGGCGATATGAGGAGATAGATAACACGCGAGTGTGCGCGTAGGTGCGCGTGTATGTGTGCGCGAGTGAGGATATACTTTCGGGTAGCTAATGAGGGATAGGATAGCCTTTGGGATAGGGGGATATACTTTCGGGTAGCATTGCGTATGGGGGATATGATACATCTTTCTGCTGCTATACGTTCGGATAGGGTGATCATTGCGGTTCCTAGGCGATTCCCGCAAATTCATAAAGATTCATTCTGTATTTTGCATAGTGTTATCAACGTGTTAGCCTAGTGAATCCTAGGAATCCCACGGCATAGCGCAAAGCTATAACTACAAGCAGGCATAGGGGGGCGGGCATGGACCACACGGGGGTGGGGGGTTAGCGTATACCAGCTCTGCCAGAAATTAGGAAAATCATAATATGGGTCATGGGGTATTGACAAAGATGGGCCACCGTGTTATAACTAGAGGACACCTTAAGGAGACTAACATGACGATGAGCATGGATGAATGGTATGAAGAACGTGTTGCAAAGCCTAAACAAGAGTGGGCAAAAGTATCTCACGCAGCTAAACTCACAAAGCTAAGGAATAAGATGTCCAAACGGGATATTGAGAGGGAAGTGCGTATTGAGGAACTGGGAGGTAAACCTATTGAGATTCGTTATGGAGTACCCCTAGAGGAGGACCAAAGAAAGCTACGTATGGAAATCGAGTGGGACTTTAAGTACCCGAATCGTAAAGATAAAAAAGTCCCTGTGGTACGTAAGCCTAAACCTTTTATCTCTGCTACAGGCTCAAAGAGAAGCAAAGAGCAGTTTATCTACAACGCACTTATGGGTGCAAAGACAAGAGCAAAGCTGAAAGGTGTACCTTTTGAGATATTAGCTTCGGATATACACATACCAGACAAGTGTCCTGTACTTGGGATACCTTTAGTCTGGGGTGAGCGTCTCACCAACAATACCCCTTCAATAGACCGTGTTATCCCAGAGAAAGGTTATGTGAAGGGTAACTGTGTGGTCATATCTATGAAGGCCAATAGGCTTAAGAATAATGCCTCTGAGGAGGACTTAAGGGCAATACTTAAGTATGTTACCAATCACACTGACTTTATCTCATAGGGTGATCTAACTTTTTGTGAACCACACACCTTTTATGTTGAGGTATAACTTTCGCCTTGCTATATGGGGTAATATGATACCACAGTTGTAGAAGCCCTAGGAGACACCCTACAGAGCCTCTACATCTCTCCGCTACCCTGACCTAGAAAAACCCGCAGACCCATCTCAGCGCCTCTCTCCGTGCGTCTTTTAGCTATCTTGAGGCTGTACACCAGATGGCGGGGGATTCAGCAGGGTCCGAGCTTAGGTATCCCCTGTATTTTTGATTATCCTTAAATAAATAATAGTTAGGGTCTTGACAAAAGGTTGAATTGCGGGTATCTTACTTAAGTATACTTAAAGCTAAACATAATGAGATACATAATGAGATACATAATGAGATACATAATGAGATACATAATGAGATACGTAATGAGACACATAGTGATCTCTTTATGCTACTCTAAGCTACCTAAGGCTACCTTATGCTTTCATAATGATACCTTAAGTATTACTTATATTATTATAAATATAAAGTAAAAGCATAAGGAAGCATAAGGTACAACATGATGTATCTCTCTATGTATCTCTTTAAGTATATACGTAGGTAGGAGAAAGAGAATTTCAAGTACCCCCTAGAAAATAATTTCTTCTGTAGTTCAATCAAGAATATGCTTGACTATGGAGGAACTTGGAGTATAACTACACATGAAGTATTTCGCTGATGAAGACGTACTTGGACAATTCTACAAGGCACTAGCTGCTGGTGATGAGAAAGTCCTACAGAGGGTTCATATACCTAGGTCTGATGTCTTCTATGTACGTGAGGCAATCCATCAAGCTACTGGTGTAAGATACACACTGGATCGTGTTGAGAGGGCTATGTTCTTAGAGAATCACTTAAGAAAACAAGATGTCTTCGAACCAGATCGCAAGAGGGAATGGGAATGAGTCTAAGCCTTGGGCCAACATCACTTAAGAACCTTACTGGTGTTCACCCAGACTTGATCGCTGTGGTCAAGAAGGCTATCACCATCACCACTCAAGACTTCACCGTGGGTGAGGGTATGCGTACCCTAGAGCGGCAGAAGAAGTTGGTAGCTAGTGGTGCTAGTCGGACGATGAACTCTAGACATCTCACTGGTCATGCTGTAGACTTACACCCATATCCTTACAAGGGTGATCACGATATGGATGGTATCCCTAACTCAGACGATTGGGATGCCTACAAGCCTATCTATGAGGCTATGAAGCAGGCTGCTAAAGACCTAGGTATTGCTATGGTACATGGCTGGGACTGGGGTTGGGACGCGCCGCACCACGAGTTGTCTGCTAAGGTCTACAAGTGATGGGTGAAGAAGATACCCTCCGTCGAGTAGAGAGACTTGAAGAAGAAATCTCTAGGCTCTGTGCAACCATCAACGAGCTTAACCTAACCATTGTTGTCTTAAATAAAACTGTAGAAAACATGAGTGCTGCTGAAAAGCGTAGGACAGAGTTTCGTGACAAGTCGATTTTGTTTGTTATTGGTGGTTTTATCTCTGCTGTTATCTTATGGGTTATTAATGGCGGTCTAGCATGAAGACTTACAAGAGGGAAATCGCTGTAGCCCTCTTGATCTGGTTGGCTTATGTGGTTGAAGTGAAGGATGCTAACATTGTCGAAGTCCTCGTTTGGCCAATCTTTACGTTCGTTGCTCTTGCTTTTGGCTTGGACTGGTGGAATAAGTCTGGTAACGGGGTGCAGCAACCTACCAATGAAGCTCCTAACAGGGGGCGGACCATACGTAGCGGCCAACACCCAAGTAGCGAAGACAGCCACCCAGACAGTCGGTAAGACAGTAGCCACAGGTGACCAAAAGATTGACAAGATTGAGGGTCATGCTGTCAGAGTTGAGCAGATTCAATCTCAAGATAGCAAGGTTAAAGCTGAAACTGTAGAGAAAGTTGTCATCAATGAGACTCCACCTTGGGTTATCTTGCTACTTCTACTAGGATGGCTACTCCCAACACCACAAGATATCGGAAACAGGATTTACTTATGGCTGTCCCACCTCGTATCAAAACTAAAATGGCGGAACTAGGCGTTTCTGGTGTAAATAAACCCAAGAAGACCCCTTCTCATGCAACTAAGTCCCATGTTGTTGTTGCAAAAGAGGGTGACAAGTACAAGGTTGTACGTTTTGGACAGCAGGGTGTGGTAGGTGCAGGTGATAACCCTAAGTCTGCTGCTGACAAAGCACGAAAAAAGAGCTATTATGCTAGACATGATGCTCAGGGTAAGCCCACCACGAAGCTATCTGCAAAATTTTGGTCGCATAAAATTAAATGGTGAGTCTATGACAATGCTTGGACTAATGATTCCTGAAGAAAAGATTCCTACTGCTAAAGAGAATAAAGATACCACTGCTTGGTTGATGGAATACTGGTCGCTTGGCCCAGAGGTTGGCTCTGAGAAGCCTGACGACAATGAACCCTTCTGGTCAGAGATTGCTAAGGTCTGGGATGTTGATGAGGATCAGGCTCGTCGTCAGCTTTGTGCTAACTGCGAGTACTTCGTGGACACACCCAAGATGCTCAAGGCTCTGGAGCAAGTACCATTCAACGAGTTTGATGCCACTGGTGGTGGTCGTGGTTACTGCAAGAAGTTTGACTTCATCTGCCACAACCTGCGTGTCTGCCAAGCATGGGAAAACTGTGATCCTATGGCTGAGTATGAGGAAGAGTAGCTATGGGACGCACCAACGAAGCTCTTTGGGAAAAGTCTAAAGCCAAAGCTAAGGCTAAGATGGGTGGGGAACATTCTGCTAGGGCTATGCAGCTTGCAGGTAAACTCTACAAGGACGCTGGCGGTAAGTACTCTGGGGAAAAGACAACAGCCCAGAAGTCTCTCTCTAAGTGGGCCAAAGAAGACTGGGGTACGAAGAGCGGTAAGCCATCCAACAAGACTGGTGAACGCTACCTCCCAAAGAAAGCTCGTGAAGCCCTAACAGACGCTGAGTATGCTGCTACCACTAAAGCTAAGCGCAAAGGCACAGCAGCAGGTAAGCAGTTCGTGAAACAACCTAAGGCTATCGCAGCCAAAGTCTCAAAGATCAAAGGACGGTCCAATGCCAAGTAATCCATTCCAACGCGCACTACAGACTAATCCAACAGGCTTGATCCGTAACTGGATTCCTGTAACTACTAGCGACAGTGCTGACAACGTGGGTACGGGTAACGTAGCTATTGGACTCTATGTCACTGTTGGTGGTACTGTCTCTTGGGTTGACTATGATGGGGTCACCATTGGTCCTGTCACTGTACCCAGCAACTTCTACATCAACTGCTCTGTGACTCGTGTACGGGCTACAGGTACTGCTGCTACTGGTATTTTCGCCCTGATCTCTGCTTAAGGTTAGTTCAGTGTCCAGTATATCCTTAACCCTCTCCCTACGTGGTAGGCTTCTGTCTAGCAGCAGGGGCGGTGCATTCTCCCCATCATCCCTCTTTGCTGCCTCAGAGCAAGGCGTATGGTATGACCCATCTGACCTGACCACACTGTTCCAAGACCACACAGGGGACACGCCTGTGACTGCCGCTGGACAGACTGTTGGGAGAATGTTGGACAAATCTGGACGAGGCAACCACGCCACACAAGCCACCACGGCAAGCAGACCTACCTACGGGGTAGTGCCACTGGGTGGGCGTAGGAACTTGCTGACGTTCACTGAGCAGTTTGATAATGCTGTTTGGGGTAAAAACGGAGCTATTGTATCAGGCAGTGCTGGATCACAGAAGCTTGTCGAAGCTGCAATTACAGGGGAGCATCTAATATATGTCAATGCTGGGATATCCACGACCTCTGGGCAAAGCTATAAGTTCTTTGCAGATGTCACATCCGCAGAAAGAACTCAATGTTATTTTTCATTTACCACGTCGGGGCTTCGTTCGGGTTCTTATTTTAATCTTACTGCTCTTACTACCACGCCAGATGCGGGGGTGACAGCAACCATTACTGACATTGGTGGGGGAAAGCGTAGATGCTCTATAAGCCAGACAGTCGGTTCTACAG